TATGGCTCTGGCGATGGCTCTGGCTATGGCTCTGGCGATGGCTATGGCTATGGCTATGGCTCTGGCTCTGGCTATGGCTCTGGCTCTGGCTATGGCTATGGCTCTGGCGATGGCTATGGCTCTGGCTATGGCTCTGGCTATGGCTCTGGCGATGGCTCTGGCTCTGGCGATGGCTATGGCTATGGCTATGGCTATGGCTCTGGCTCTGGCTATGGCTCTGGCGATGGCTCTGGCTATGGCTCTGGCGATGGCTATGGCTATGGCTCTGGCGATGGCGATGGCAATGGCAATGGCTCTGGCAATGGCTATGGCATCAAGGAGTTCAACGGCCGCAAGGTCTATGACATCGACGGCGTGTTGACACTTATCTATTCCGTGCGTGGCAATGTCGCCAAGGGCGCGGTTCTGTGCAGGGATTTGACGTTGAGGGACTGCTGGATCGCCAGGCGCGGCAACTTCTTCGCCCACGGCGACACGCTGCACGAGGCGGTCGAGGCGGTTGAGGCCAAGTGGAGGAAGAACAGGCCGCTGGACGAGAGGATAGCGGAGTTCATGAAGACCCACCCGGCATTGGATGAGGAGTACGGCGACCTGTTCGAGTGGCATCACGTCCTCACCGGCTCCTGCGAGTTCGGAAGGCGGCAATGGTGCGAGGAGCATGGCTACAAGCCGACGGACAGCATCACCCTGAGGACGTTCCTCAAGCAGACGAGGAATGACTATGGCCGCGATGTCATCAGGCAGGTGGCCAAGGAATACGGGCTGGAGCTATGAGGACGAGCATCGGGATACTTGATGACGGCGCCTACGAGGTGTCGGTGTACCGCACCGACGGGACAGGCTACGGACAGTGGACACCCCTGCGCGCCTTCGCGAGCCAGGGTGACGCCCGGGAGTTCGCCGAGCGCGATGTCCCCAGGCTCACGGACACCCAGCTGTCCGCCCTCGCGAAGACATATGATAAGCGCCGCTATGCAAGGCGAGGATTCATGAATTACAGAAAGATTTTTTTTTGATAAATGATTTGATTATGACAAGGATTATCTACAAGGACGGATGCGATGGCCAGAAGAGGCTCGAATGCATCGAGGGGATCGAGATCGACCTCCTGAACGGGCAGAGAGCCCTCATCTACCCGAGGTACAGCAACGAGGCGTTGCTGGAAGACAAAGATAGAAGCAAGTGGAAGGCAGGCAGCGTCTTCGAGATCGAGGCTCTGAGACTGAGGGACAACACAGAGTCCACCGCCGCGCTGTTCAAGGCCGGAAGCCCCGCCGCTAAGTTCGTGGCCGGTTTCTTATCGGAAAGGTTCGGCAGGTTCGGATTGCCGACCCTGCTGGCGGCGATGGAGATAACGGATCGAAGGGGCGAGATAGACGAGTTGGCAAGAGAGATAGACGGGGCGGATCTTCTGGAGGATTTCAGCTCCAGCGTCTGGAGTTGCTCCCGCTTCGGCCAGAGCGGCGGTTGGGTCGCGGGCGGCGGCAGCGGTTACGCGGGCGGCTACGGCCTGGGCAGCAGGGGCGTGGCGGCTCCCCTCGTGCTTTTGAACGCCGCCGGAGGCGCGGCTTAGGCTTGGTCTTGGGCGGGAGCGTCCCCGCGACCGCCCGTAAAACAAAACAAGAAAACATGACAACGACACGCTACATGGTCTCCTCGGACTGCTTCAACCGCCACGACGAGTGGTGGTTCGACACGCAGGAGGCCGCTAGAAAAAAAAGAGCCGAGCTGCTCGCCACGCTGGACACGAGGTGGGAGGTGAGGATGCGGGCCGTGAAAAGCGACAGGACATGATGTGGCATGAGAGACCGGAGAACGCCGGCAAGGTCGAGCGTCTCCGAAAGATATTCGGGAACACGACGAACGACGCGATAATGCTTAAACTGGACATCAGCTTCAGCACGCTCCACAGGGCGGCGAGGGCTTTGGGGCTGACAAAGACAAGGCGGTTCATGCGCAGGTGCCAGAGGAACACGACTGCCAAGGCGAGGGAGTCCCACATCATACACGGGACGTATCCGCCGAAAGGCTACATCATCCACCGGGCGGTGGCCAACTTCAAGGCCGTGCCGGGGTTCGACGCGGAGGCTCTCATCAGGTTTTTCAAGATGCGGTAGGATGGGACGAAGGAAAGAATTCGGAGACATGACCGGACAGAGGTTCGGGAGATGGACGGTGCTGGGGATGACGGCCAGAACATCAACGGACGGACACAAGAGAACGGCGTGCCTTTGCCGCTGCGACTGCGGCACTGAGAGGGTTGTTTACGCCCAGAGCCTAAGGGGCGGCCTGACCAAGAGCTGCGGATGCGCCAAGCCGGTGCCGTCTGCGGGTAGGAGGCCGAAGGCGGAGAAGGCCGGGGCGCAGTCGGACCCGGTCGGGGATGACTGGATGTTCGGGAAGATGGGATCCAAGGGTTTGTTTGCAAGAAGGAGGTAGGCTTATGGCTGATGAGTTAAAGCAACTGGATCTCTTCGGCGAGGAGGTCAGGCCGAAGGCCAAGTATGTTCAGGGGCAGGTCGGCAAGGATGATTACGGCGAGTTCACGGAGAAGTTCAAGCCCAAACTGACGACGGATGACTGCTACACGCCCGTTGAGGTGTATGAGGCCGCCCTCGGATGGTTGAGGGAGAAGGTGGACATCGAAGGCTGTAACATAGTGCGTCCGTTCTGGCCGGGCGGCGACTATGAGGCCTATGACTACAAGGAGGATGATGTCGTGGTTGACAACCCGCCGTTCAGCATCCTCGCCAGGATATTGAGATTCTATCAGGACCGGGGGATCCGCTTCTTCCTGTTCGGGCCGCAGCTGACGCTCTTTTCTTCTTCCTCACTGACCTACATCCCTTGCGCCTGTACGGTCGAGTATGCCAACGGCGCTAAGGTCAGCACCGGATTCATCTCCAACCTCTTCGGGGACGTGTTAGCGATGTCCGCGCCCGACCTCAGGAAGAGGATAAAGGAGGCGCAGGAGAAGGCCAGGGGTGTCGCGTCAGCTTCGATGCCGAAGTACGAGTACCCGCCGGAGGTGCTGACCTCCAGCATGCTCGGCTACCTGTCCACGCACGGGGTGGAGTTCGTCGTGATGAGGGACGAGGTCTCTCCGCGGCTGCTGTCCGCGCTCGCGGCTCAGAGGGCGGTCGGTAAGGGCATTTTCGGCTACGGGTGACTGATTTCCGAGAAAAAGGCAGCGGAGAAAAAGGCAGCGGAGAAAAAGGCAGCGGAGAGGAAGGCAGCGGAGAAAAAGGCAGCGGAGAGGAAGGCAGCGGAGAATGTTATCGTCTGGGAGCTGAGCGACGTGGAGCGCGAGGCGGTCAGGCGGATCGATAAAAAGAAAACAAAACAAAATAGAAATGATTGAGGTTTTGCTGTTGATGGCCGTGGCCGCCGCCCAGCTCCTGTGGGTGTTGTCGGCGCGGAGGCTGGAGAGGAGGTACGACTCCCTCCGGGATGAGGTCGGTGCGCTGTGGCGGCGCATCGAGTGGCTGTGCCGGGACACGGACGACCGGCTGTCCGTCAACCGCCTGGAGCTCCAGCAGAAATCCAAGCAGGTGCGCAACCTGTGGACCCGGCTGCGCCACGTGGAGGAGGCGCTCTACATCGAGCCGTCCGACGCGTTCAAGGAGAAGAAGGAGGACGAGGACTGAAGGCCATGGTCAAGGCGAGGGTCAGGTATATGGCGAGGGTCGGCTACACGGTGGAGTGCCAGAGGGCGAAGTACAAGCACTGGCATCTGATAGGCACCCACAGGGAGACCGACATCGAGTTCAGGAGGGCGCTGGGGGACGGCTCGGTTCAGTGGCTCCGCAAGGTGTTCGAGCCGGAGTTTATGTTTTTATTTGGATTATGACAAATCTCGAACAAACATTTTTGGAATCAGCGACAAGATATTTCCGTAAATCTCAATCAAAGGAAATTGATTGGGAACAGCGCAGATATGAAATTGCAAAAGATGTGCTTACAGCCTTACTCTCAAATCCTACAAGAGTATATGCTTCCCATTCAAAGGTTGCAGTTGATTGTGCTGATGCTCTTATCGAGGAACTTAAAAAGAAATAATTATGACAATTGAAGAAAAATTGAATGAGTTCTTTTATGTTCCAGAACATCTAAAGTGTAAAGAGGTAGACGATGAAGTGCAGATACAAAGAGAAGCATTTAGAGATGGTGCTAATTGGATGCTTGAAAAGGCAATGTCCTTAATTGAAGATAGTGTAGTCTTTGATAAGTTTGGGAGACCGGTAAAGTCTGAGACTTTCAGAAAAGCAATGGAGGAGTAAGAGATAAAATCATTATGAATAATAAACTAAAAGAATTAATTCAACCTTACTGGGTTGAAGAACAACAAGGGGTATATATTCCTCTAATTGACAAGGTATTGCTTAAGGATAATGTTCCTGCAATGTCATATGACGATTTTATGGAATATGCAAAAACTAATGGAGTTCAAATTGCTACAAGAGATGACTTATTGCAGATATATCTTCAGAAAGTTGAAATTAATAAAATATTAAAAGAGCATGATGGAGACATGCTTGATACTTGGCTTGGTTCTTCATCGGAGTATGGTTCAAATAACGAGTGGTTAGTCTATTTTAGCTCTGGCATTTGCGACTATACATTCAAGCAATATTCTTTTGTCAGCAGGGCGGTCGTAGATTTGAAATAAAAAACAGTTGAATATGAAACGCTTTGATTTAGAAGAGTATTTGGAGAATCCAAACCGTAAAGTGATTACTCGTGACGGCAGGAGTGTGAGAATTGTCTGTACCGATGTTATGGGAGCCATTTACCCGGTTCTTGCTGTTTATAAGAAGGATCCTACTCATGAAAGTTGGAATTCTTATACGACTGATGGAAAACTTTACACAGAGGGAGACACAGATAGCGATTTATTCTTTGCTCCGGAAAAGAAAGAGGGTTGGCTGAATCTGTACAAAGACAAAGATGGTAGAGTAGCAATCGGTACTGCTTATCCTATCGAATCTGAAAAGGATGCAAAGATAGAATCTGAGTATATAAAAGACTATGTTGCGACCTGCAAAATTGAATGGGAGGAATAATCATGATACAATTTAACTTGGAAAAATATCTTAAAACCCCAAAAAGGAAAGTCATTACAAGAGATGGAAGAAGTGTAAGGATTATTTGTACTGATAGAATGGATAATGATTATCCAATAATTGCACTTACATACAAGGAAAGTGATGAAAGGGTAGAATGCTATACGAAAAATGGAGAGTACTTTAAAGATGAAATCCACGATCAAGATCTATTCTTTGTATCAGAGAAGAAAGAGGGTTGGATTAATCTATTAAGAAGTTCCTGCGGAGAAGTATTTATTGTAACAAACCATCCTTACAAGGACGAGAAAACTGCCAAACGGGAAGTATCTGATAGATCTAATGTTGTAGCCACTTGTAAAATAACTTGGGAGGAATAGCATGAAAACCTCAGAGCTACAATTAGGCGACTGGGTTAGTTGCCTTGGAGACCCTGTGAGGGTTGCATCTTTAATTCTCAAAGACAAGAAACATATCGGAATTATGTCGCCTTTGAAGAATATATACATGTATAAGAAGAAGGATATCAAGCCGATATCACTCACTGCTGATATCCTAATAGATAACAGATTCGGGCAGGACACGATAGGTTCTGGATTGATTCTGCATATAGATAACTCTGAGAATCTGTACGTGCTTGTCAATTACAGGTATAACGGAGAGTGCCGCAACGTGGAGATAAGCAACCGGATGTATAACCTTTCACGTCCTATCCGGTACGTCCACGAGTTGCAGCACTCGCTGCGGTTATGTGGGTTATCTGAATTGGCGGACAACCTTAAAATCTAAAATATTATGGAAGAGAAATTACAAAAAGCCCTCGTTTCGATTGCGCTTAAAGTCTGCGAGGCAAAGAAAAGTCCTTTCTGCGACAGGGACATCATATCAAGTATGACAGAACTGCTGCGGCATTTCAAGGACAACGGGATGTTGAAAGAGGCCCTCGTGTCCGGAATCAAGAGCGTGAGTGTGCCTGACGGTGTGCTCGGGGTGTTTAACAAATTCATGAAAGAAGGGGTTAAGTTCCCGAAGCCAACGGATGAGGAGATAGAGCGGATGGCGGACACGTTCATCAACTCTGTATTCGAGTAGAATGGCACCTCGGTATCACTATCACGGCCTTGTGCATCATTATGTGGCCACCATCGTGGACAATGGACTCAGAGTCCACATCGTCAAGTATTTTGGCAAGAGAAAACGATGGTGGCATTACGAGGCTCTTCCGGACGATGATCTGGCGATTGAGGCGAAGTATAACGAGGAGGTCAAGAAGTTCAAACAAAAGGTAGATAAATTATGCGAAGGACAAAGTTAGCGGAAATGATACCGCTTGACGCTCCATCAGAGTGCCCATACAACTGCGTGGGCTGCGAGCATCTGAAAGGCGTCATCTATTACGATACGGATGATGTCGAGGTAGAGTGCGATTTGGACGAGGAGGAAGGGCAATGACAGACTACAACAAAAAGATAGACCGCGCCATCCGTCTGCTCCGACAGATACCGCAAGACAAAGGCCCGATAGAGTTGGCGTACTCCGGCGGCAAGGACAGCGACTGCATACTGCGGTTGGCGCAGATGGCCGGAATTCCATTTGACGCCATCTACAAGAACACGACGATAGACCCTCCGGGGACGATAGCGCACTGCAAGGAGAACGGGGTGAGGATTATAAACCCGAATACACCGTTCCTGAAACTGATTGAGCGCAAGGGATTCCCGACAAGGTTCAGGAGGTTCTGCTGCTCTGAGCTAAAAGAGTACAAGATACACGATGTCTGCATACAGGGAGTGAGGCGTGCTGAAAGCACGGCAAGGGCGGCGCGGTACAAGGAGCCAGTGATATGCCGTTTCTTCGGTTCCAAGAAGAACCACGTCCAGGTGTTCCTCCCGTTGCTTGAATGGACGGATGATGATGTGGCCGAGTTTGTTGACAGAGAGAACATCAAGTGCCATCCGCTCTATTATGGGGGGGCAATTCGATGTGAATCAACGACTTGGGTGCATAGGCTGTCCGCTTGCGAAAGACAATGGTTTGTCGGATTTCAAACGATACCCCAAGATGATGAAGCGTTGGATTGTTGCGATAGACAGGTATATGGCGGCGCACCCCACGCAGAAGTTCGCAAGTATGCAATGTGGAGACCCTTATAAGGCGATGTGCTTCCATCTTCTTTGTGACAGCTACGAGGATGCTTATAACAAACTGGAGCCGGGGCTTTTCGGGGTGCCAGACTACAAGGGATTTCTGGAAAAGACGGTAGGCATTGATTTAACAATTAAGTGAAATGACGAACGAAGAGTTCAAGAAAATCCCGTTCAAATATGACGGCAATGGTAATCCGGTAACATTCGGTGAAGCCGGAATGTTCTTCACGAGGGAGGAACGCAGGAAAATCAAAAGGCTCATCGAAAGAGGATATTCGGTGGGCGAGGTGATGTATAAAACCATCTGATTATGAAATTTGAAATACCAGCAACATTCACGCTCGGCGGTGTGGAGCACGTTGTCGAGATTCAGCAGGTGGTAGGGCATGAAGGGGATTTCGGGCAATACGACCCTGCTACAAAGGTTATACAAATAGCCCAGACAAGCAGGGGCCGGGGCGTGCCGCAGTCCTCTCAGCAGCAGATCTTCCTTCACGAGCTTGTCCACGCCATACTGAACACGATGCGGAAGGACGACCTGTATGATGACGAGTCTTTCGTCAATACTTTCGCTTCCTTTCTCAACGAGGCTATCAACACGATGGAATAGGCTATGACGGTTAAAGAACTGATAGAAGCCCTCCAGCGGATGCCGCAGGATAGCGAGGTGGTGATGTTCGATGGCCAGAACAGGTACACTCCGCGCAAGGTCTATGTGGCCGATGGGGGAGGTGATGGTATCAAGTGGAGCGTTGTGATTGATTAAAAAGAGCGGAGCAATGAGTGATAGTATAAATTCTCACAAGATATTGCAGCCCGGCGACCGATTTGGCCATTGGACGGTGCTTGGGTACATAGGCCTGCGCAATGCGAGTTCGAATGCGAGGAACCGCCTCCGTATGTACCGTTGCCGTTGCGACTGCGGAAGGGAGCGTGATGTCAGGGGAACAGACCTCACGAGAGGCGTGTCCCCGTCCTGCGGATGTCGCAGATGGGAGGGCAGGAGAGAAATCAGAGACGAGAGATTCAAGGCAGTCACGAACCGAGTCCCGAAACCCTACGTCCCTGAGCACCCCGAGTTGTTCACCGATGACTGGATGTTCGGAGACAGACAGGCACCGTTTGCCTAAATGGCTGGCGATGAAACGGTGCGGACACTGCGGGCGGACACTCCCAGAGACGGAGTTCATCCGAGACAGGTCGAGGAAGGACGGTCTTGACTGCTATTGCCGGGTTTGCCGGAAGGAGAGCAACATGAGGTACACCGAGGCCGGGCAGGAGAGGCATGCCGAAAGGATGCGGACAGACCGGGAATACAGGGAGCGGGTTTTGAGTTATTACAGAAAGTACAATGCGAAACATAAGGAAAATGGTTGATAATCTGTCCTTGGACTTGACCGAGGAAGGGGTGCCGTGCCTGTTCTTTCACGGCAAAGGCGATGATGCGGCAGTCACCGGACACTGCTCTGCGGAAGATATCGGGTTTTGGTTGGAATCGATGGCCAGGCATGACCGCAGGTTCGCAAATGTCCTCAAGAAGGTGGTTGAAAAAATATGATTGCATGGATACTGTTTACATAGCCATAGACCCCGGCTCGAAGGGGTGTATCACGATGCTCGACCCTGAGGGGAGGATGGAACACCACTTTATTGCCTACGAGGACAAGAAGGACATCCTCGATGCAATCAGAAGGGTCAAGAAGGCTTACCCCCTCTGCCGCATTGTAGCCGTGATGGAGGAGATTCACGCCGTGTTCGGCTCCTCCGCTAAGGGAACGTTCGCCTTCGGGGAGATTTTCGGCTTCCTGAAAGGGATGATATTCGCATGCGGCATACCTCTGAACCTCGTCCCCCCAAAGGAGTGGCAGAAGGAGATATGGAGGCCGTGCGACAGGGTATACAAGGCCACTGACGGAATAAGAAAGGCCATAGACACCAAGGCCACCTCCATAACAGCGGCCAGAAGGATATTCCCCGACCACGACCTGCGGAGGACACCCTCCTGCAAGAACCCTGACGACAACCTGTGCGACTCCATGCTGATAGCCGAGTACGCGAGAAGAAAGAATCTTTGAAAAGAGGGGCGGAATCCGCATAAGATTCCGCCCCTCTTTCTTTTTGTCATCCGCCGCATCGCGAGCAGAGGTACATCCTCGCCACCGGATAGGTCTTCCTCCCGATCTCACCCGCGAGGTATTGCAGCTCCTCCCCGAACGGGTCGATGCCCAAGGCCTCGGCAATGTGCATCGTGACGTGCCCCTTCTCGTGGTCGTAGGTGTTCTGGAACTCGAACACCGATGTCGCCCTGCCTATCACGCAGACGGAAGACCTGGACCTGTAGGACGAGGCCGTGAGGCCGGAGTCCGGTCTGATGCCGGAAAGGATCCGCTCTGCGGCCCCGATTTTTTCAAGAGAGATTCCGGCCTCGTCCATAAGGTCAAGGATGGCGTCCGTGTCTCCGGCGACGGCATCATAGCAGAACACCACGTCCCACCGCCAACCGTCCAGGGACACGCGCTGCGCCGTCACAGGATGCCCTCCCAGTCAACGGGGATACCCGAACGCACCGTGTCGGCATACCAGCGGTTGAAGATGAACCCGTCCGCCTGGTCGGGGTCGTCCACGACATCCCTGACGTACAAGGCGAGGTGCGCCTCGTCAGCGATGCTCGATCCGAGAAAGTCGGCCTTGGCCATATTGGCGACGAACACATAGTCCTGCCCCACGGCGTTCTCCAGCATCACCCCGTTACGTTTCAGCATGTCATCTACCTGGTCCTTGCTCCACGGGTCGATGCGCTCGTTCTTCCCCGTTGCGGGGTTCCTCTTGCGCATGAGGGAGGCCGCGAAGGCCTGCGCCTTGCCGTTGAAGTGCATCCCGTTGTGCCTGAGGTACGCCACCATCTCGGACGGCCTCTCGTCATATATGTCAAGCGGTTCCCTGTACATATCCGGCCCTCCGTCTAATAGCGGTACCGGCCACGGCGCTCACCGAAGCCGTCGCCGTCATAATCGTCACGCCAGCGTTCGTCACGCGTCCGCATCGGTTCCGACCCGGCCCTGCGCCTCATAGGTGGCATCGACCTGTAGTCGGAGTCGCCCCTGCGCTCACCGAATCCGCCCTCGTCAGACAGCTCGCTTATGCAGCTCATCAGTCTGCCGCCAGCCGACAGCATCTCCTCGGCAAGTTCGGACATCCTGTCCACCTTGCTCTCTGTTATCTCTATTATTCTCATGATTTTTTTTAGGATTTGGAGGATTTCAGCGCTTTGGACAGCATCTCGGTCATATTCTCCAAGGATGCCTCGATTCCGCCTATCTTCCGCTCAAGGGTCTCAATCTTCACCTTCTGCTCCTTTTCCTCCGCAAGCCTCGGATTGAGGGAGCACATGATGGACTCGCAGGCCTCCAGTGCGTTCCTGTGATAGTCCACGCTCTCAAGGACTTCCTTGCTTGTCCGTATCATGTTCTCGACCTCCGCCACCATGGCGTCACGGCTCTCGGAAACCACCATGTTCCCCGAAGACGCTATCACCGACGCGGACGGGAGCTGCTTGAAAGTCAGCAGCTCGTCCCCGACCTTCACGGTCAGGTCTATCACCGTGTCCTGCTGGAACTGTCCCGGCATCAGCTGCGTGCCGAACTTCGTGACCGGAGATGTTACCGATTGAACCACACCCGTCTTCAGGGCCGGGGTGTCACCCTTTGTCAGGATATAGACCGTGCCTGACTGTCTCAATGCGCTGAACATACCTCGATTGTTTTTGTCTTGTTATGCAAGTCCTGTAAGGAGTTGCAGTGTTCCTGTTGAAGCCTCATAGTAGGCAAGATAGATGCCCGTGCCGCCGATGTCGTCCACCGCCACGGCCGTGCCGTCAAGAGTGGTAACGGGCTGTACGCCGGAAGCCACCGAAGAGAATACAACCGGGAGTGTTCCCGTTGTTCCCGACGGAATAGCCTGCGCAAGCCATACCGCGACAAATCCGCTGAAGTTCCTTGCGAACCGCGCGTCACTGGTGAAGTTGAACCTCACCTCCGTGGCTGTCACTGTCACGCTTTCGGACTTGACCCTCGGTATCCCGCCTCTGTTGGCCATAAAGTAGAACGGTATCATGATGTCTTGGGTTTATGGGCCGCCTTTCGACGGCCCCGTTGAACTTACAGCCAAGGGCCGTTTCCGATGACACCGGAGCCCGCACCAAGGCCGTTGAGACCGAGAAGGGTGGCCTGGCAAGGCGAAAGGTAAACGCCGTTCTGCGCCGGGACAACCTGCGTCTGCGGGAGCTTGCACTTGATGCCGTCAACCTCCGACTTCAACGCGGCCACCGCCGCGTTGACCGGATTGACCGCCTGCGCGATGTACTGCCCGATCTGCGCGGTCTGGTTCGCCTGTGAGATCTGGCCGAGAAGGTTGGACCTTTCCTCCCGGAGCGCGTCGATCTTGTTCTGAAGCTCACGCTGCTCCAGCTGGCAGAACTTGTCGTTGATGAGAACGCTTTGCTGGTCAATCTTCGAGCCAAGCACGTTGGTCTGCTCTGAGATGGCGATCCTGCTCTCATAGCCCTGCTGGGTGGCGAGAAGACGGTTGTCGCAGCAGCACTGCGCAAGCTGTCTCTCTATCGAGCAGTTGCCGCTCTGGATGGCGTTGATGATAGCCTGTCCGGACATACCTACCTGGCTGCCGAGGGACTGGAGCTGTGTCATCACACCGTTGATGCTCTGCTGAATCTGGCCGACCGAGCAGTTGAGCGTAGATGCAAGCTGGCTGATTGCGGTGCCGTTGCCGTTGATTGCCTGCATAAGCAAATCCCTGCCGTTGTCCCCGTTGATAAGGGACGCAAGGTCCGCGGTTCCTTGACCGTTGCGTCCGAAGCCGCCCCAGCCGTTGCCGCCCCAAAGGAGGATGATGAAGAAGAACCATATCCAGTTCCCCATGCCGTTGCCCCAGCCTCCGTTGTTGTTCATCATCGCGAGGACATTCGGGTCAACGCCCCTGTTCTGCGCGAGGTTGGCGAGCCATCCCCACATCCCGCTGTTGCCGGAACCGGAGCCGTCGCCGAATACATAAGTTTTTGTCTCCATAACAAAAAAAAGATTGTTGAGTTTCGACCGTTATCGGTCTTGCCGCAAACTTACCCATTCGGCTGCCCGTAATTAAGCGATTCGTTCCCAATCAGTTCTCTAAATTATCCGCATTCGTTCCGTTTCCGTTCCGCCTCGCCTCTACGCGTCTCCGGCACATCTCCAGCCCCGGCGAGTTGTCCGCCCTCGACCGGAACGAGCCTATCATCTTGCGGACCGCGCGCCCGCTTATGTGCAGCCTCTCGGCTATCATCCCCGGATAGTAGCCGCTCCTCCTGAGCGTCACCACGAGCAGGTGCCTCGCGTCCACGATCTCCTCGCTCTTGGCCTTGGACATTATGTCTCGCTCCGAAATCCCCGTGACCTCGCACACGTCACGCAGGGCGCTTGCGAATATCTCTGACTTTACCATATTCTAAAAGGTTTTAATTTTAACGGTACGTGTAAATACGGGCGGATGGGCATCCGACCCGATGAAATGGCCGCACACGCAAAAGAAAATCGGCGGAGCCGATTGATACCGGAACCGCCGATTCGCCCGTCACGGGGCGTTCAATTAGATGGTGTTATAACGTGACGTTTTGCAATTCTCTTGCCAGACCGTGGATACCTCTCTCAATCTTTCTCTTCTGCCTGGTTGAGATTCCGGCATCCCCTATTTTGTAATGTCTCATTAGGCTGGGCTCCACGCCGACGGCCTTTGCGAACTTGGTCACATTTATGAAGTCGAAACTGCTGAAAAAGGCGGCGAGATCGTACTTGTACTCAAACTCCAAATCTTTGAGTTCCGCAGGCATCTGTTCGCCAGTTTCGAGATAATATTGCTTGATTTCCTCGTAAGAATTCAAGAAGTCGGCCTTGGCCGCTTCCGCAGTTTCGCCCTCACCGATGATTGTCGTCTTTAGTTTCGCAGGATAGGCACTATATGTGCCGTCCTGTCCTCTCTCGATGATGATTAGCGCCTTCATATTACTTTGATAAAAAATGTTGTCTGTGATTCTGAAAAGGCAAAGGGCTATTCGCCCCTTACCTGTTTCAGCAACCTCTTGAGGAGACCGGGCTTTATTTCTTTGCTCCAGTGCCTCTCGATTTGGATCAGCTCCCTGATTTCAGGGTGTCTGTAGATGTCGTGCTCCTTCCCGTGCCGGGCTAAAGCCCAACCATTCTCTTCGGCGAATTTTTTAAATTCGTTCCATCGCATAATTAAACACTCATCTAATTTACAGATGCAAATATAACACAATAATGTGATATTTGCAAATAAAATCGGCAATTCCAATATTTCAAAGAGCGTGCTGTGAATGCACGCCCGCTAAAGCCGGAGATAGAACCCGCCTGTCACGCCGAGCCCGGCGTTGACCCTGCCGGAAGGGGCTACGAGGACGGACGGCCCGACAGCCACGCCGAAGCCCCACCTTTTCGGCTCGATGGAATATCCCTTCGTCACGATCTTGGTCTGCGGATACACTTTGACATACTCCAGCTCCGTCCGGAACCCGCTTACGCCGATGTCGTAGTTGCCGCCACGGTAGCGGCTGAACACTATCGGCACCTCGACCTCAACCGTGTCGTGGACAAAGACCGTGTCGGAAGGCTGTGCCACCGCGAGCCGCACCGTGTCAACCCTCACCGTCCTGACCTCCGTAACGACAGGCCTGTAATCTATGAGTGTGTCGCGGATGACCAGAGTGTCCACCCGCTCCAACAATGATTGCGTGACGCTCCGCCTTCCGCCAAGGAAGCCAAGCGCCACTGCGAGAAGCAGCGCGGACACGAACAACAAGGTCGTTTTCGGTCGTTTTCGGTCGTTTTCGGTCATTGCCATAAATCTCAATCAAAAAGTCCCCCGCGCCTCCCGGCGGGGAGGACAGAAACAAAAAAACTAAAACAAAGAGTAACAACTGCCCCGATTATGGCCGGGGCGCGGCCAATCGTAGCCCAGCTATACTCACCGCCTCACGCCTCCGAGCCTGTCAGCCCACCGCTCCGTCCAGAAGTGGGTGTAAGGCTTATACTTTTTCTTCCCGCAAAGGTCGTAGTGAACGGCGGCGTGGCAGAGTGACTGCCTATGAGCGGAAGATATAGCGGCCCGAGCATCCTCGACTGCCTGACGTGGCCGAACTCATGGTCCTCTGTGTCGTGGCCCGCAAACCAGTTCAGCACTACGTACTCGCCGAGAGCCAAGGCCTTCCCGCTCCCGATCGAGGATGTCCGCAGATACCTGACACCGCGGATGAGCTGACGGCTTGACTTCCCCATCGCCTTCCTCTCGTAATACATCCATACCGCCTGCTCGGCGATGTTCTGCGGCAGCTGCCACACCCACAGAAGGGAGTAGGCCGCTTTCTTTAGTAAATCTCTCATAATCCGTCAATATTTTTAATTGTTAAAAACCGACAACTTACAGAGCCTTGTACTCGCTTGTCGCGTCGAAGCACGGGCACGCCTTCCTGGCGAAGTCCCTGTGGCCTCTTATCTCCGCGTTCGGGTACCTCGCCTTCAGATCCTTCAGAAGCTTCGTGAGAGCCTCCCTCTGCGCGAGCGTCCTCGTGTCCTTGGCCTTTCCGGACTTGTCGAGACCCCCCACGTAGCACACGCCCACGCTGTCCGCGTTGCGTCCCAGACAGTGAGCCCCGGCCTCGTTCTCCGGTCTCCCGGCGTGCACCGTGCCGTCAAGGTAGACGACATAATGGTAGCCGATGGTGCGGAACCCGCGCGCCTTGTGCCACCTCGTTATCTCCTCGTTCGTCACCCACCTGCCCTCCGGCGTGGCGGTGCAGTGCACTATGATGTAGTTAATCTTCCTTGCCATCGATCTTGACCTCCTCTTTGTTTTCGGATTCCACCACTCTGTTTATCGTTATCGCCCCCTCGATGTTCGCCCCGGTCTTTGCCTCGACCACGGCCTCGATGACCTTCGCCGCGTCAACCTTGACCCCGGCCTTGTGGCCGAACTTCCAGAAGTACCAGTTCTGCGCGATGGAGATCAGCTCCACGCCGATGACCACGAGCATCAGCCCCGTCTCGATGACCGTGTAGCCCGTCGCCACGGCGAGGCTGGAGGCCAGCACCGCCCAGCAGAAGTACTCCACCGCCTTGCCTATCGTGCGCCTTATCGCGCGGCTTATCCTGATCCGGTCGCCCTTGCGCCTGGCGGCTCTGATGCCGAACACGAGGTCGATCAGGATGACCACGGCGGCGATGACGAGGTATGGTAGCATCCTCTCAAATGATTGCTGGAAAAACAACAACAATGTGGCCGATATGCCCGTGCCGACCACGACACTCCCCGCGGAAGCCTCGTCCGAGAGGATGTGGGCGTTGAAACCGTCCATCACGCTAAGTCTGTCTTTTAATATCAATGACAAGCGGCAGGTGGTCGGACATCATGAACCCGTCGTTTACCACCCGGCACGAGACCACGGAGAGGCCGAAGGCCGCGCAGTGGTCCAGGCTTCCTGACGATCCCGTGAAGTTGTGCCTGAACGTGACGCCGCCGATGCCCTCGACCTCCTTGCCGAGCCTCTCCGCGACCGTCGCCGGGGAATGGTTGAAGTCGCCGGCCATCAGGCACGGCCTCCTCTCCGCCTCCCTCCGGAGCCTTTCCCACACCTTCCCCATGCACTTTCGCCACGTGCCGTGGACGTTGATGACGCGCACGCCTTCCACCTCCGCCGCGTTGTGGTGTACCGCGAACCACAGCGGACGCGCCTTGATACCTCTGCGGACATAGATGTGGTGGGACGCGGAAAGGCCGACGCGGCGGTAGCCTTTCGGAATCCAGAGGCTGGCCGGGAACGACAACTCCTGAAGGCAGAGGACATCCGGGGCCTCGTCGGTTATGAGCCTCCTTATCCTCTCCATCCGCCTGCGCCACCAGCGCGGCGACTTCCTGTCCGTGTCCCTTGTCCAGACGCGGCAGTTGAGCGATACTATCCTCATGGCCGTCCCTCCGTCGCTTCAGCCGAAACCGCGTCCTCGTCCTCCGGGACCTCCGCGTCAAGCGCGGCCACCCCGGCCTCGGCCTCGTTGATCTCTCCTCGCCACGTCCTCCTCCGCGAGAGGACGGCGGCGTACTCCTCCTTCGTGGCCGCCCCCTCGGCGATCTTGGCCGCCACGTAGTCCGTCTCCTTCAACTTCGCCTCCCTGTCCCTGACGAGGGAGTGCAGGACATTCCTTCTGTCCTCGATTTCCTGTCTTGTCATAATGTCTGTGCTTATCCTTGTTTAGTTTGATATGATATTTCCTCTTCAATATGTCATTATGCCTGTATCCGTCGTTCGCCTCGAAACATCTGCGGTCGTCGTTGTAGTGGCAGTATTCCTCCCATCTCGGGCTGACCTCATTGACCAGGTCTCTGATGACGCCATAGGCGTCCTTGCGCTTAAAGTTCCCCAGATAGCTGTTGATGCTGTCAAGGAAATGGCCGAGCATTGACGTATATGCAAGTCTGTTCCATTTCCGGATGGCCACCTTGCAGTTCCTCACGGCCCTGTCGCTCGCATAGATTCTGCCGAACTTGATCTTCGCCCCGAGGAACGTCAGCCCCTTGCTGTAATGCTGCTGATACCTCTTGCGCGGGTGCATCCTGTAGCCGTATTCGTCGAGCAGCATCCGCTCGCTCATCGCCACGTGAGAGAGTCCCGCCTCCTTGTTCTCCACAACCCAGACCATATCGTCAACGAATCTCGTGTAATGGAGTCCGCATGTGTCCGCCTGAAACCTGTCAAACTCCGCCAATGCGTAGTTCTTCTCCACCTGCCAGAACTGGTTTCCGAGGCAGGCTCCGTGTTCCGGGTCGTTGTTGAAGACCACGCTCTTCCCGTCCGCTATGATGTCATCCCACTTGTGTCTCGGAGACTTCATACGAGCGTGATCCTGCGGATAGGCGTAGTTGACGCGCATCAGGATGTAGAGCAGATCGTCACGCTCCTCCCCGTCCGGGAATCCCGACTCGATCAGACGCCGGTACGCGCCGTACGACCTGTCAAGCTCCGTGGACGGGAAGAACGCCCTGATGTCGCGCTGTATCACATAGCAGTCCCGGGTGTGGTTCCGCGACACCCTGCGGATGTCTTCCGCGACCTTGCGGATCGCCCTGTCGCATCCGTAGCCCACGCGGTTGTTGAACGTGCTGCCCGTCAGCCCCTCCTCGACGAGCGGGCGCACCCTCAGATCGAAGTGATGCTGCAATATCTTAAGCTGCATCAAACACGCTATGACTTCCCTGTCCCTCGGGTCGGGATTGACGAACGCGTATAAAAAGGAAACAAGGGTGCGGTCGTTGAAATCCCCAAGCAGCCGCGCGAGGTCTCTCTCCCAGTGCAGCTCGAAATGCACGCTGTCGGGACTCCTGCGCTTGTTGGCGCGGCATCCCAGATAGTCGTCTATGAGTGTTCTCAAAACCATGTTCCTTCAATCATAATTCACGAGGGGAGCCGCCACGTTCCTGTTGTTCAGGTTGTTGCCGTTCGCGTAACCGTTGTTGCCGTTCGCGATCCAACCGTTGTTCTGGTTGTAGCGGGAGCAACTCCAGACGCTGGAGCTCCGAGACCCATGCCTTGCTCTTACCTGCCGCGAGCGCGGAAGGAGGGTCCCCTTTATGATTCCAGAGACCGCCGGATCATCACTATATGCCGGTCATGCCCTTGTTTCCGCTCTTCGTTATCGATTTCCTCCATCGCGTCACGCCCTCGTCCAGCCTCGCCAGGCTCTCCATGATCCTCACCTTGATTTGGTCGGGGGTCTCGCCGGACCTCGCGTCCCTGACGTTTATGATGTTTCTGCCGCCTATCAGCCTGACCGTCCACATAAAGACCGCCATGTTGGCGCAGAGCCTCTTCAGATGGATCCGCCTGTCCTCCTCGAAGTCGTAGGCGAGCATGAACTCCTTGATGACGTCCTGTATCTGCGCGACCGCGCGGTTCCCGTAACGGATGCGGTCAACCTTGGTCATCATCATCTCCGCCCTTACAAGCAGGTCGTACAGCTCCACCGCGTCGATGATTATCTGCGGCTGCTCCTTCTCGCCCGGCAGCAGGGCCGGCTCGTAGTATTCCGATCTTGGCATAACACGATGTTGTTTTTTTTGTTTTTTACGGGCGGCCGCGGGGACGCCGCCGCCCAAGACTAAGCCTAAGCCACGCCGGCGGCGGTGACATCCAAAAGCACGAGGGGAGCCGCCACGTACCTGCTGACCAGGTAGCCGCCGCCCGCGTAACCGCTGCCGCCGCCCGCGACCCAACCGCCGCCCCGGCCGTAGCGGGAGCAACTCCAGACGCTGGAGTTGTTTCCCAGCGCCGGAGCCCCTATGGCCGCGAGGGCGGCGTTCACCGGGTCGGCGTCGCGGCCGTCCGTCGTAGGGTACTTGAGTTGCTCGACAATGCCGAACACCCTGTCGATGTCCGGAAGCACCCATTCGCCCTGCCTCAGGAGCTCGTGGTCGTATCCGAGGTCCGCGGCCAGCCTCGCGGCCGGACTCGCGTACTTCTCGGCGCCGTCCTGTCCGGCGTACTTGATACCGGCGAGATAATAGGTATTGCGCCTCTCCGTGCCGTACCTGCTCCCGTCGAAGACGCCGTACTCCGACGGACGGACGGGCAGGAAGCTCTTCATGAATTTCATCCAGCCCTCCTCGCCCTCGCCGTACACTCCGCGCAGGTACGAGCAGTGGTCGCTCTGATACTTCGACGTGCCGAGGTAGCCGGGCAGGCATATCGGATAAGAGATCTTCGTCTTAGTCACGTCCGACGCGGGGTTGTATGTCGTGCTGGATATGTCTCCGCTGAAAAACGCCAGCACCCTCGGCCAGTTCGTTATCGTACCCTCGCCGCTCCTTCTTCCGTTCCTGCGGAGCATCCGCGTCGTGTCTACCCATCCGGGCGCGGTCGCGTTGGCGAGCGCGAATCCGTCTTTCGCGGCGTTCGAGGCCTGGCGGTAGTGGGTGTAGGAGTAGTGCAGGGTGACGTTCCCGTCCCCGTCGGCCTCGGCCACCCAGTCCTGAGCCGTGAACGGCTCGTTCGCCCTGAAGTAGGTGTTGAGCTGCGAGGCGAGCGCCTCGGCGTTGTCCGCGTTGTAGCCGACGGTGTGGTCGTGGGCTGCCGCCCAGTTGTCGGAGGCCTCCAACACGCTCAGTGTCCCCGTCCTGTCGGTTCCGTCAAGGGTGTAGCCGGAGAGCCTGACGAACCACCGCTCCAGCATCGGAGCCTGGGCGAACGTCTTGCTCATCACCGCGACCTCGCCGCGGAAGTCCTGGTGGTCCACGCCGATGACGACCACGCCGACGACCTCGCCTCCTTCGGGGAGTCCGTCGGGCTTGAACGTCCCGGGCGCGGCGAAGCGCAGCGCGTGCGTGCCGTCGAGGTAGGCCACGCTCCCCGTCCTCGCCGACCTCAGCCCCACGACCACGTTCCTGCCGTCGTACCTGCATACGTTGCCCGCCTTTATGAGGGAGACCTGGCTCTCCGTGGAGCCCTTCCCCGTGTCGGCCTTGTAGGCCGCCTCTGTGTCGTAATGCTTTATCATGATGTATCCTCCTTCTTTTTTTTAAGTCTGCTTCCAGTCGCTTACGTTTTCATTCCCGGCTGCGTAGTACAGCCCGCCCGACGCAGCGTCGAGGTTGATGTACTGCTGCCCCGCGAAGGCCGGCACCCCGTCCCACGGGAGTCCGTCCGGGAGGTTGTCCGGCACGTTCGCCTCGGCCGGGACGCCGTGTCCGAGCATCACGAGGGGATAGCGGCACCTCGTCAGCCCCCTCACATCGACCGTCCCGGCGGTCGCGTCGCCGAGGAGGCCGCGGCTCCCCTCCAGCGCGTCCAGACGGGCGGCGAGGCTCACTATGGCCTCGGCCACCGTGAGGTTCTTGCCGTCCACGTACTCCGTGGCGGCCTTGCCGTCCTCCAGGGACTTTATCCTCGCCTCCGCCCCGTCGGTGTACGTCTTGGCGGCGGTTGCCGCGGCCGTGGCCGCCGCCGAGGCCGCATCCGCCTTGCTGACGGACGCGTGGCCGTCGAACACGACCTTCCATCCCTCGTTGGCCACCAGCGCGCCGTCCACGACCTGCCCCGGCGCGTTCGTGACGCCCTCCGCCAGGCAGACGAACGTGGAGTTCAGGTACCTGTAATAGTTCCACTTGTGGACCGTGGCGCCCTGCGCCCAGTCCTCCTTTCTCCATACGGGCAGCCGCCCGATGATCTTCTTCACAAGATTAGCCATATATCCTAAGTCTTTACAGTCAGATGTCGAATCCCACGGAGACCTCCCCGGTCTCCTCGTCTATCTCCCCGCCGTCGAACGACGTGTTCCACGACCCTATCTCCACGCAGACCTCCCCGGTCTCGTCGTCATATTCCACGAGCATCTGGTTCTCGTCCGCGAACCTCTTGAGCTCAGTGATGTCCGACGCGTTGGCGGCCACTCCGGCCTTGTTCTCGGCCACCCCGGCCGCGTTCCTCCCGATGTCGGACGTGTGCGCCTCCGTCAGCGTCTGGAGTCGGGATATGGCCGCGGCCATCTGCGCCGCCCCCGTCTTGTCGGAGGCGATGTAGTCCGCTATCTCCTTCAGGGTGTCGAGGTCCTCCGGCGCGCCCGCCACCACCCTGGCTATGGCGTCGGCCACGGTCTTCCTGACCGAGCCGTCCACGTTGGAGTCGGAGTTCAGGGTGTCGATGAGCGACTGGAGCGCGGCCACGGCGGCCTTGCGGTCTGTCTCCTCCTTGGATATGGCGGCGTTCGCCCTGTCGATGTTGTACTGCGCCTTGTTCATAAAGATCTGGAGGTCGGAGTCCACGTTTGCCACGTCCGACTGGCGGGCTATGATCTGCGGGTTAACGGACACCGTGTTATCATCCTCGACTGATATGCCGTAGCCTTCCTTCACCGGTCGGGAGTATGCGCCGCCATCGTTTAAGAACTTGTTGGTGCTGCCGTCATCCACCAGCTTGTCAACCTTACCCGCCCTCTCGTCCGTGAGGTCGTTCGCGGAGAGGCCCTTGCCTGGCTCCTTGTCCACCTTGCCGTCCAGCATCCCCTGGACGCGCTTGTCGGCCTCCGCGGCGGACTCCTTGGTCTGGAACGTATCATCCGCCTCTTTTGACGAATATATGCCAAGATCTGAAGACACCATCTTGCCTTTCAGCACCACCCCGTTAACAGACGGCAAATTCTCAAGCACCTCGTAATCATATCCTAACCCGTTATCTTCAAGCAAGCCGGCAGCCAGCAATGCCCATCCCGGAGCCACGGTATACGTACCGTCGCTGTCTTGCTTGAAATAAGGTTTGTTCCCGACCTGTTCCGCCAGGGAAGCGTATACCGACCCATCACAGTATACCCTGTCCTGCGGATAGTATTTTCTTGTGTCGATATATTTTCCTGCCGACCACGGCAGCTTCTTTATGCAGTCCATATATCAAAAAAATTATATTATCTTTGTCTTGGTAACGCGCCCAAAGGGTGCTACCCTCCCGTAACGCGCCCACAGGGTGCTCTCGTCCGGCTAACGCGTCCACAGGATGCTCCGCCGGATTTCTTTTTATTCCGCCACGCCGAAACACATCTTCGACCGTTTCATCATCAGGCCGGTAGACGGATCTTTCTTTTCCTGCAGATCGACGGTCAGCGGCGCGACGTCCGAATAGATGTACCGCGGTATCAGTTTCCCGTTCTTGTCGAGCAGCTCCATGGTAGTCGGCGACAGCGGCTTGGTCTGGTCTACGAGCGCGGTGAATGCCGGATTAACATACCTAATCGCTATTCCGAACTTCTTCCGCGCCTTGTAGGCGTTGCCAAATCCCCTTCTCACGTTGCTCTCCGCCGCCCACTGAGCATAGTTCCTTGACCACAGCTCCGCCTTCGTGTGGGCGTTGTCTGTCATGAACCTTTTGACGATGAAGTCCCTGAGCTCAGAAAGACTCATGTTCACCCCTTTCGCGCCATTGGACCCGGCCCGGGTGAAGGCGGCGTGATCCGTGGTTTTCTTGTCGCCGAGCGCGGCGAACCAGCCTTTCCTGGAGAGCCTCACCGGTTTGGAGGTGTGCGTCTCGTCGTAAAAATAACGCCTCCGCTTGTTCATCCGCCGGTAAACCATCAGCACCGCCTCGTACTTGTCCGACGACAGGGCCGGATGCTCGACAGACAGGACCTGTCTCTCGATATCTTCCGGTGTGTATCCCCTGACGACCCTGAGAACAGGCCGGACGCGGAGCCTGGCATTGGTGTCGATGACCTCCGAGGCCTTCGGAATTCCGAACCTAAAAGCGAACTGCTTAGCAGTGTCCGGTCCCGATGCCGTGACCTCCGCCGAGGGGTCGCCCCCGGCGATGTAGAAGGCGTCCGCGGTCGGAGTGGCGAACCCTGCCGCCGCTCCGGGGTCGCCCTTGAGTCCTTGTGGCCCTTGCGGGCCGATCGCTCCCCTGACACCCTGCGGCCCCTGCGGCCCCGTGGCGCCTATCTCTCCCTTCTGACCCTTGTCACCCTTCTCGCCCTTGGGACCAGGATCACCCTTGTCACCCTTCTCGCCCTTGGGACCAGGGTCACCCTTGTCGCCCTTGTCTCCTTTGTCTCCTTTGTCTCCTTTGGATGACGATCCGTCATCTGACTCTACATCTTCGGTACTCGTGGCGGCGCTGTCGCTCGGCGACTTGAAAGACTTCCTCGGCCTCTCCCTCAACGTCAGCGAGTATGTCGGTATATCGGCCTCATTCTCGTTGATGGTGAGCGTGTCTATAAGGTCAGAATAATAGCCCAAGGACATGTATCCCTGCGACAGCAGCGAGGCCTCGAAGCTGAGGAATTGCCCCTCGAGGAAACCTCGGGCATTCTCCTTTATGAACTTCGCGTCCATAGACGGCGTCAGCACCACTGTCGGATGCGACAGTTCTCCCAGCACCTCATTCGCCCTCGTCAGAAGCCTCTGCGACGCGTACTCTATATACTCGTCCGGCATCTTGATGTCGGTTATCACGAACCTGTCCCCGACGGCTATCGGATATGCTGAGTTCGGAAACGTCATATTTACTGACCGATCCATGGCGCGCCTTATTTTCAGATTCCACCCGTCCGCCGAGCTGTCATAGGCGCACTTATCTATCCTGAAGCTCCTCCCGGCGCACGCCCCCGTCTTCATCTCAAGCGTCCCGACCTTTCCGTTGGCGGACAGCCTCTGCATGTTCAGGTCGAATCCTATCTGCTTGAGGGTCACGTATGTGTCCGTGTATGTGCTGTTGCGCAGACTTATCAACAGCGGTATATTTGAGCCATTAATGACACCCACGGCGGAGTCCTGCAACGGTATCTCGGCCGAAGCGACCACAGTGAGTTTGATGACAACAAGAAAAGTCGCACCCTTTGACGGGGCGCCAAATCTGAAGAAGTCATTGTATCTCAGAACCGTGTCTTCAGGGACTTTCAGGTAGATTGGGCCGGAAGTCGCCTCCTTGTTGTACTCCAGATCTATTCTGGCCTCGTTCCCCAAATTGTTCAGTGTAAGGTAGGCCTCCTTCACCTTCATGTATCTGTAGTTGTCCAGATCCACCTTCGCAAAGCGGCTCCCTGAGGTCAGGATGATGTCGGAACATGTTCCCATCGTCAAGGTAGCATTGCAGACATCCTTCTCCAGCGTTATCTCTCCGACCTTGCGGCCTATCTCCCCGGCCATGGTGGCATCGCATTCAGGGACCACCATTTGCGTAACGGAGGTGTCGCCTGTGCCGTCGTCAAGGTTGGCTGTCTTCGAGGACTTTATCTCGTCCACCCTCTCGGAGTCCGCGTATATGCTCGTTGACGGATAATATTCGTCCGTGGCCGCCATCGAGGCCCTCACGTCCCCGATAGTCACGCCCTCTATGGACGGGTATATCTCTCCGTATTCCTCATCGTCGAAGTATAGCACCTTCGGGCGTACTCCCAGAAGCCTCTCTTCCATTATCGAGGCGACGCGGATGAACGCCTTCTTCGGATCCGGCAGCGAGTCCGTCTTCCCCCACGAGGATGTCGGAATCATCAGGTTCGGTATGTCCACGCTCTCCGCGTCCTTTATGTTCAGCGAGTTGTAATACCTCGCCCTCATATTCCGGCTCGATCCGAACGGATAGAGCCTCGTGCAGACATCATCCAGCCTGGAGTACGTCACTTTCACAGATGTCAGCCCGGAGCCTTTACCTATGGAGCCTCCGGCCACGGTGTTGCCCGACCTCTTCGTGTTCGCCCCGCCTATCGTGAGGATGTTCTTGCCGGTCGTGGAGCCATATGAGTATGTCCACCCCACGTTCTCCCACACCGAATATATCCGGTCGAGCGCGTCGAGGACGCTGCTCCCGCTCTCGATGGAGAACTCCCGGGCCTCCGTGGCGGACTCCACGCTCGTCTTCAGGTCAGCGTCCAGAACCACGCTCCACTCTCCCGGATAGCCGCTGTCCAGACAGGCCTGAATCCTCGCGGCGACGCCCTCCACGTTCTCGAACGTCGAGATCGTCTTCCTCGACGAGAATTGTATGCCGTTGTCGGCGGTCACGATGTCCCTGAAAAGGCACCTCTCGAAGTCCTTGGTCTTCGCATAGAGGCGGACGTTGGAATAGACGTACCTTTCCGCCACGCCGGCCTTCTCCGAGTTCTGCACCATCTCCGGCAGGTCATAGAGTGTGTATCTAAGCCCCGTCCTCGGATAGTCCACGTAGTCCCCGACCGCCCACGCTACCGGGGTGTCGGACGCTATCTCCCTGAACTCCAGATAGGACGGCTTAAGGTACGTCCCGTGGTAGACGGGGCATCCCCTGAACCGAACCCGTCCGCCTCCGACGGCCATTATGCTGAACCTCGCCATAACCTATGCGTCTATGATTGAACCGCTTAAATACTTCGTCCTCGCCGTGGGGCTGTTCACCTTGAACGTGACAGTGAAGATAGCCCTCGTCCAATCCCCCCTGCGGCGGAACGACTCCTCCTTGTAGCCGGCGTATCTGACCTTCTTGTAGCCCACGCCTGTGTACGAGTCGTAGGTCTTGAACTCCCCTGACCTCACCTTGGCGAAGAACGAGTCCACCTGAGACCGCAGGACGGCCTCGGATGACGCCGAGTCTGACGAATAAGCCTTGACGTAGAACGAGACATCGAACTCGAACGCCTGATAGCACATCCCGGCCGTATACTCGTCGTCCCCGTCCTCGTCCTTCCAGTCGTTGGAGTAGACCTCCTTCGGCTCGGGCAGCAGCGGGTACGGGTTCGACTTCGCCACCATCCCGAAGGACGCGGCGGTGTCGAGTGCGGATGCGTCCGCGCCCGTCTGGATATAGAACGGCTTGTAGCCCTTTATGTCAGGAAGGTACGGCATACCGGATAATACATTTTCACTGTTCAAAGATTCAATAATAGCCGCTGAAAGCGGCTATTATTATAACACTTTATATCACTCGGCCACGACCTTCACCCCGTTGCCTCCCTCGGAGTGCGGAGCGAGGACACCTCTGAACTCGGCCAGCATCTCCTGCGTGGCCACCGCCGTGTTGTACGTGTTCGCCTGTATCCGGGCGAGATGCTCCGCGAGGGTCGGGGAGGAAGGGAACGCCGACCGCAGCAGCTCCAGCACCCGCTCCCTCTGCGTCTTCGCGAACGACACGTCCGCCCTTATCGCGTTGATGTAGCTCGCCAGAAGGCTCGCCGTGTCCTCGGTCACCGCCTTGATTCCGTCGGATAGCGAGGATGACTTCTGGTCGGAGTCCTTGCCTATGAGATCCACGTTGTCGAACGACGCTATCATGTCGTTGATGATGCCGGCCCAGTCCTCGATCTTCTTTCTGATGTCTCCGGCAAGGTCGGCGGTCCTGTCCGCCACGTCCTCCGCGCTTATCTGCCCCTCGCTGTACTGCTTGAACATGTCCTTGACCCTTGGCTCAAACTCGTTCAGTATCTCGTCTATGACATAGGACTGGAGCATCGACTTCAATATCGTCTCCCCGAGGTTCTGGAAGGCGGAGTCAAGGTCGTCCACAGCGTCCCCGACCTGCTTGAAGTTGTCGAGGAACGAGTCCACTATATCCCCGGCGAGGGAGCCGACAAGGCTGCCGACCATGCCGTCAATCTTCTTCTGGATCTCGTCGTACTGCTCCTTGATGTTCACGAGGTTCTGGAGCTCATCCCTCTGCGTGTCATCTATCTGCGTGTTCGTCTCAAGGAATTTCTTGGCATTCTCCACGTTGAACGCGCCGTCGGCGTCCCAAAGATCGGGCGCGAGGTTGCCGAGGGCGGTGTGCTCATCGGACATCCCGAGAAGCTGCTGGAACCAGTTTCTGTCCTTGGTCTTGACCTGCATCCTCTTCAACCCGTCCAAAGCCTCGTCTATATCATAGATCTGCTTGTTGAACCTCGGGCCGTTGAACGCGAAAAATCCCCTGTCATCCTTTACTGTACCGGAGTTCACAAGCTCCATCGTCCCGTATTTCTTGTCCAGTTCACTCAGCGCGTCACTGTATGCCTCCGACGCCTTCCTGCCTTTGTCGAAGTACTCGGCCATCTGCAGGAAAGTCGCCTCGCCGAAGACAGTGGAAAGGTCTGCCGCCTCCAGGCTCAGCAGGGTTAGCGCGTTGGCGAAATCTACTGCATTCCGCTTCGCCTCCGCCGTCTCTTTCGCCTCGTTCAGCATAGCGCCAGCCACACCATTAAGAACCTCCATCGCCGCCGCCGCCACCGCGCCCCACACGCCGCCCGAGGCCGCACCCGAGGCTATGTTGGCGAACGCGTCGCCCACGCCCTTCATCGTCTCGCCGATGTTGGATATGAGGCTATTGTTCATGATATCCCCAAGCTCGATGAACGCGTCACCTAACTTGCTCACGCCCTTCGCTGCTGCCTCCGCGCCCTTCAGGAGCTTCTCCCGCAATTCATCGTTCACGTTATTAAGGTTGGCCTGCATCAAGGCCTTCACACCCTCCACGAAGTCATCAAGGGACACCCCGCTGTTCTTAAGCCGTTCCTGCGTCTCATCCGAGAGACCGAGGTCGCCTATGTCCACGCCATCCAGCTCCTCTTGGAGCTTCTTCCGCAGATTGGCCACCTGCCTCAGCGACTTCTGGCTGAGGTCGGTGAGGTCTATGCCCTTCCCCTTGCCGACGTTCTCCGACACGTATCTCTTTGCGAGGTCGTTGACGCTCTCCTGCGCCTTCTTCCTGTTGTACGCCTTCTCCTTGCCGGCGAGTTCCCGCAACGCCTTGTCGCCACCCTCTACATAAGTCTTCCAGAACTCCTCGCCGTACTTCACGCGCAGGGCCCTCATCGCCAGCTCGTTCGTCCTGGCTGTCTCGAACTCCTTGCGTATGCTCTCGGTGTAGATGTCAACCTTGTTGTTCTTGGAGTTAAGGTCGGCCAATATCTTGCTGATGTCGAACGCCACGCCCTTGCCGTCAAGGGCGAAGTCCTTTGACGTGAGGCCCCTTATCTCCTCCGCGAATCTCTCCGCCGCCTCGAAGGCTTCAGTCATCGCCTTGGTGGCGTCCTTGCCCATATTGGCGAGGATCTTGTCAGCGTTGTCGGCCTCTCCCGGTATGAGCCGCAGCTGGTCGGCCAGCCCCCTCAGCTGCTCGTCATAGTCGAAGTTGTCGCGCAGCGAAGAGGATATGTCCGGGAACAGCGCCTTCATCGCCTCGCCGAGCATCGACCCCGGTATTGCCGCCTTCAGCTGCTCATAAGCGTCCTTCAGCTTGTTCACCACCTGCACCGTGGCCTGAATCTCAACGCGCTGCGCCTTCTGCCGCTCGGTGAGCTTGTCAGGCTTGTCGGTAGTCAGATCCTTGAAAGTAGCCGTGTTCAGGTCAATCTTCAACAGCTTGGCGACGGCCTCCACGCCCTCGAGGTCTTTCTTCCACTGCTCTATCTCGTTCTTCTGATAGTTGGGGGAAGCGTTGGCGACGCTCTCCGTCAGCGTCTTGTAGGACTTGCGCAGCTTGTCGATGTAGTCAGTCAGATCCTGTGAGTTGCTCTTGATCATATTGCCCGACTTCTTCGCCGCGTCACCCTCCACCTTCTCCAAAGTGGCGTTCACCTCCTTCTGCCAGTCGAGAAGTTCAGCCCCGGCATCACTCCCCAACTGGTTCCTGCGGATCTTGTCAAGGGTAGTCTCTATCTTCTTGCGAGCCTCCTCAGTGGTTAATCCGAGTTCCTCGAACTCCTTGCGGAGATACTCGATCAGACTCACGGTCGGCCTCGCACCGCTCATTCCGTTCTCTATGTCCTTGACGGCTTTCTTGGCGTTGTCCACGTACCGCTTGGCCTCCTTCGACAGGTCCTCCGGGGAAAGCAGGCCACTCACATACGCGCTGATCTCAGACCTCACCCCTGCGTCCGACACCTTCATCGCGCTGAGCGCGTCATTCAATCTCTCGGCTATCTTGGAGAACCCCTCTTTCTGCTTGTCGTTCATTCCTTCAAGCACGGTGTCAAGGAACCGTTCCTTGGCGGAGTTCTTCACGGCGGCGGCGAGACGGTCATAGACTCCCTCCAGCTCCCCGACCCTTATCTTCTCCTTGTCCAAAGCCGAGAGATAGGAATCGTAGTTCCGCAATAAAGCGGATTTCGCCTTGTCGTATTTCTCGGTGCCTTTCTCCGCGCGTTCCAACGCGCCCCATAACGTGTCGAGCTTTGAGATCTCCTCCGTTATGTATGAATTGTATTGCAGAATCGCATCGTTGGCGGCCGCCTGAATCTTCTGCTGGTCGGATTGCCGCTTGGTCAGCTCATAAATCGCAAATCCCGCCGCCACCGCCCCCGAAGCGAGCAGAGCGTAAGGGTTCATCTTCACAGTGACCAAGGTTTTGAGTTTTCCCGCAAGTGAAGACAGAGACGCGAGCAGTTTCCCGTTGGCCGCCGCCGCGACTAACGCCCCCGCCTTGTACACGCCGAACACAACGACTATCTCCTTCAGGACGCGCCCCAGATCCTCGTAGTTGCGCACCGCCGACAGGGCGGTGTCCACGATCCCGTGGAAGAAGCCCCTGTTACCATCCCCGATGGAGAACAGCATCTGCTCGTAGGCGTCCTTCAGCTTCATCACCTTGCCCTTAAGGGTCTCGGACAGCACCGACTGCATGTCGAAGAACTTGCCGCCCTCGCTCGTGAGGTCCTTCAGGACCTTGGCCACCATCTCGAACGGGACCTCACGCTTGCTTATCTTGTCGAACACCTCTCCAACACTCACGACCCTGCCCTCAAGCTCGGTGAACTGATTGGCGAGTTCCTGCAGCAGCGGCACTCCGGCCTCGGTGAACTGCCTCGCCTCCTGCCCGCGGAGAAAACTCGCGGACCTCACCTGCCCGTAGGCGAGGATCATGCGGTTCATGTCCACGCCGAGACCCGCCGAGACATCGGCCAGCATCTTCGTGGTGTCGTACAGCTCGTCGAGGGGCACGGAGAACGCCGAGAGCTGCTTGGCGTAGGACGTGACCTCGGAGAATGTGTACGGCGACTGCACGGCCAGCTTCTGGAGCTTGCCGAAAAGGGCGTCCGCCCCCTGCACGTCCTGCACGATGTTGCGCAGCGCCATCCTCTGCATCTCGAACTCGCCAGTCACCCTGATGATGGAGCCGAGGAAACGCGTCACGCCCTGCACGGAGAAATAGGTGGCCGCCATCGCGGACAGCTGCCCGAGGATGCCCTTCTGTCTCCCGAACGCGCCCGTGGTGCGGTCAGCCGCGTCGGCCGTCCGCTGCTGCTCCCTTTTGAGCCTCTCCGCCGCAGCCGCCGTCTTGTTCTGCTCGGTAAGCACCTTCTGATGTTCCCTCGCGGTGCGCTCCACAGCCTGCCGCACCTTCTCTTCAGCCGCGGCCGTCTTGGCGGCAGACTGAGCCCTCCTCGCCTCTATGTCAAGGGCGCGCTTCGCGCTCGCCGCGTCGGATGCCGAAATCTGGCTGAATTTCTGCTTGACCGCGAGCAGCGTGGACAGCTCCACGTTCGCCGCCTTCGCCGCCGCTATGTCGTCCTTGATCCTCTTGTTGAAGTCAACGTCATCCAGTATGACCTTGAAGTTAAGGTTGTCTATCGTCGCCATGTTCCTGATTGTCTGATTCCTCGTCCGCCCCGTTGAAAACGTCCTCCACCGTCATCCCCTTCGCGGCTATCCTCGCGCGGAGCTTCCGCAGGGACTCCTCGTTGAGCCTCACCGACTCGTCCTCACCGGACCGGGGCGATCCGTCCGCCGAGCCTTTCCCGGACCCTTTCCGCCTCCATACGGTGTGCGGAAGGTCGCTCATCATCACGTCTATCTGCGGAAGCGTCAGCTCGCAGTTGTAGACCCAGTTCCGGACGCTGACGAGTCCGAAGAGGAATCGTCTCGTCCCTCCGGCGAAGGGGTATTCCTTGACGAAAGCCGACTCGCGGCCGAAAGAAGTTCGGCTCGGTACCGCTCGGCTTCCTTCCTCGTCATCGTCATCCAGTCCGTCCTCATATCCACCGAGAACGCCATATTCGTCCAGTGTGCCGTAAGCGGAACTTTTTTTTTACCCGCCGCTATTATCGGGGTGTACTGCGATTCCGTCCAGCCGCGCCACAGCGCCCACCAGCGCCACAGGAAAGGCCAGAACAGCCTTATCCTCCAGTAGCCGTTAAGGACTATCAGGGCGGCCTCCTTGGCCGCGAAGTACGGCTCCCGGCAGAGGCTGCGCGTCGTCTCGGAGGAATCCTCCTTGGCGGCCTCCATATCGTCCCTCTCCAGCCAGAGCCTCGTAAGCCTCCGCATCGTGTACGGCTTCATCCCCGTGACCTTGACGGTCTTTCCGGTGCCGGGGACACTCACCTTCTCCGGGATGTCCTCGACCACGTTGTCAAAGTACTCCCTCCTCGCGTTTGTGTCTGGTTGCCTCATAATCTTGACTAAATAAAAGCGGGCGGGGCGGAAAAACCCCACCCGCAGGGTGTGTGAATCCTCGAAGGACTTTTTAGGCCGACTTCTTGAGCACGGCGAAGTCACCCTCGCCGCTCTTGAGGTTGCCGAGCACGGTACCCGCGAACCTCACGCAGAGAGGGTCGGAGGTGCTGTCCTGCGTCAGGGAGGCCACGAGCTTCACCCTGGCGAAGGCGACGGCGGTCTTCTTGGACGCGCTGACTACAAGGACGGATGCAATGACCTCCTTCGGGGTCTTGAAGAATCCCGCTCCGGTATAGGTCTCGCCCGTGGCCGCGGTCACCGAGGCCGCGGATTGCCCCGCGTCGAAGAAGTAGGCCAGAAGGGCGGACGCCACGGAAGGAATGTCGCCCTGAAGCTTCATCTCGCCGGTGGTTACATCGGTGTCGATGGTCTCGTCGTTCTGGTCGATCTTGATCTCGTCCGTGGACGGGTCGTCCTGCGAGATCTGGAATGTGTCCTTCAGAGTGAAGATCTCGTCCGCCGCGGAGAACGTGAGTGTCTTGAAGTCCACGGAGCCGCCCGAAGGGACGGCAAGCAGCTTTATGGACGCGCACCCTCTGTGCAGGTCCTCCAGCATTGCGTGTGTAAGTGTTGCTGCCATATACTAAATTACTTTTATTGTTGTCTTTATGCTTACTATCCTGCAATTGAAACCGAAGTCGTCCTCGGTGTCCCCGATGACGTTCGGATGATTGTCGAACTCGTAGCGCCCCGTGTACGAGGGGAGCCCCTCGACGAGCGCGCGGTACATCACGGAGAGCCTCCTCCCGTTCTTGGAGTTGTTGGCGTTCTTGGCGAAAAGCTCGAACACCACCCGGCACTCACCGTATGTCCCCATGTCCTCCACACCGCCGGAGACCCTGGCCACAACGTAGTCGGGTTTCTGCGGGGCTGATTTCGGACGTGAGGAGTACACGGAGCCGCTGACCTTCAGGTCATCCCTGACGATGCGGACGATGGTATCCTCCAGCTCGGTTATGTCGAAAACGTTCATCATCCAACGGGTTTGAATTTTTCGGCGAAGGTCCTCGCTGTCATGTCCACGGTGTCGTGCATCACGTCAAGCTCGTAGTCGAGCGAGAAGAAGGACGGGGGATCGATCCCGGCCATCACGATGCCGACCCATCCGGCGCGACTGACCCTGCCCTCCATCCGGAGGAGCCGGGCCGTGACGTCGCCTATGGCCTCGCCCGCGGAGGTGACCTCCATCTGCACGGAGGCCCCGTTGTGAACCACGAGCCACCCGTAGGTGTCACCGGACGTGAGGTGCCTCTGGTGCTTCGCGTCATGGATGTCCAGCGCGTAGCGCACGGCATCCCTCAAGACTCGTACAAGCCCCTCCCTCACCGTCCTCTCCTCGGAGACGGCGAGACGGGCGAACGCCGCCTCTATGACATTCTCGTTGCTCCTTGCCATCAGTTCTTGACTTCCTTGACCCAGACGTTCGTGCCGAGGTTGAACGTGGTCTGCTTGACCACCTCGCACCTGTAAACCCTCGTGTAATCCTCCATCACAAGGATGTCGCCCGGATCGAGGGGCGTGAGGAACATAGGACAGGCGAGCCGGTAGTCCGACTCCTGCACGTCCCCCGCAGCCCTCGTGTTCTCGGACGATGTCCTGTATCCGAAGGGCATCTCACTTACCCACTCCGTCAGGAAGGAGCCGTCGGGATTCCTGACGGGCTCCCAGTCTGACATCACGCAGGCCTCCAGAAGCACGGGCTCGTAGACCGGATTCCCCCTGTCATCGACTCCGGGGTCTCCGTTCTCGTCCAGCCTCGCCCTGAACGCCTTGAATGTGAATGGGAAACGTGGGTTGTACATCTGGTGTGTCGGTTTCTAATACAGGTTTCTCATAGTGAATCCTCCGGCGGTGGCCTCCTCGGCCTTGTCAGACTCCCACTTGGCGTAGAGCCTTTGGGCCATCTGGCGCAGCCCCGCCCGGTCGACGACATTCTTCGCCGCCTTCTGGTGCTGCCACCCGCCGTCGGACACATACTCCCCGGTCGAGGACGACGAGGAGGACGCGAGCCACATATAGAGGTCCGCGAGGCAGAGGTCCCGCTCCCTCTGGCCGACCTCCGACACCGGAGCGCCGGAGGCCACGCCGTTGTTGAACAGGATAGCCCTCACGGTGCCGTCGGGGACGTTGTAGTCAACCATCCCCGGAAGCCACTGGTCTATCGTGTAGTCCGCCATGCCTCCCCTCCGTCAGTTAGGCCGAGTAAGGATGGAGGTAGAAGAAGTGCTGAGGCACCGAAGGGACGACAAGGGATGTCATCTCGGTGTTGAAGCTCTGGCACTTCTTCACGTAGTCGGCTCCAACGGTAAGCAGGAGCCTTCCCCCGTAGTAGGTCGCGTAGTCGCCTCCGCCGATGGCGATAGGCTCCACGGTCTTCACGGTGCCGATGACTCCGTCAGGCACAAGCACGAGGACGTTGTCATCGAACGCGCGGAACGATTTCCTTGAGAGCGTCTTCGTGTCGTTGTCCCACCTCTCCACGGACACGACGGAGTCGATGACCTTGACGGGAACGCCCACGATCCTCTCGAAGGCGGCCCTCTTCACGTCGTCCCCCTGCACGGAGGCCGATGAGGCCTGCACGCCCGCGTCCGCGGTAGGGAAAAGGTTCGCCCCGATGGCGGCGAGCACCTTTGAGTGGCTGAGGACTGCATCGAAGTAGTCGCTGTCCACCTCGATGTGCATCGACACGCCTGTCTTCCTCTTGGCGGCCTTGACCCAGTCCCTGAGGTCCTTGACCGGGTTGGCCTGGGTGCCCTCGGTGTCGTAGGTGCTGTCCGTCCACCATCTCTTCGTTCCCGTTAGGGTGGTGATGTTGGCGGACGGCACGTGCGCCGCGAAGGTCTGGTTGACAATGCCGTTCGGGTTGTTCGTGTCGGTCAGCTCGAACTTGCCCCTCGACACGACCTGGTGCCTCTGGTAGGTCAGCGAGTTGGTGTGGCCTCCGATGAGGGTGTCGATGGTGACGAAGAGGTTGTTCAGGGCGGCGTCAACGACCCTGCTGGAGGTGGCGCCGAACCGCTGCTCAAGGATGTACTGCTTGCGCAGCTTGTCCTCGTTGAAGTACTCGACCATCTTCATTCTCGGGATCTTGCCCGTGGTGAGCCGCACAGGCTCCCTGCTCACCGGCTTGGCCGGAGAGTCGAGGTCCACGTAGGTCGCCATCACGTTCAGGCCGACCTCGCCCTGAAGCTGCTCGTAGGTGAAGTCAAGCTGCATGTCCGGGTCAAGCTCGAAGCCGTCCAGCTGGAGGCTGTTGTACTTGTTGGGCATCACCTCGTCGATGTAGCCCTGGAGCCTCGCCGGATCGCTGCCTCCCAGAGCCCTGGAAAGCAGGTCGTAAAATTCCAAAGTGTATGTCTCCATATCTCTTTCTGTTTTTTAGGGTTTAGCCGTTCACCTGGATCACGCCCGGCACGGCGGCCTTCATCGCGGCGGCAATGTCAGCGGACGGCGTGCGGTCGATGAGGATTCCCTCGGCGTGCGACATCACAGCCGCTCCGGACGCTCCAGCGCCCTCGTCATCCGCGTCGATGTCTCCGAGGTAGATGTCGTTGTACAGGTAGGCGTTCGGGGTCACGCTGGCCTCGGCGCTGATGATGACCTTGCTTCCGGCCTTGGCGTTAGCCACGGTCGCGGTGAGGTCAAGCTGCGACGGCGTGTCCGCGTTGGCCGCGGAGGCCGTCACCTTCACTCCGTCACCCGCCGGGAAAGTGTCCCCAACGAGCCTGACGTACATGTCCTTGCCCGGTGTGAATCCCGGATGCTCGGACGGGTCGATGGTCAGCACTCCCGAGGCGTAGGCCTTGACGGTGTAGACCAGTGCCGGTGTGATCACCCTGTCCTTTAGCTGGATGGGCGTGCCGGCCGGAAGGAGAAGTCCCGCCTTGACGTATGCCTTGGCGAGAGAGCCTCCCACAGGATAAGGGGTCACGGTTCCGAGCCAGACCGGTATGTGCCGTCCGCCGAAACCTTCCCTCTTCTGCCCGAAGGCGTTGAATGAGCTCTGCTTCATTTCTCAAATCGGTTTTGGTTGAACTTTACTTCTGCTGCGGGAGCTTGCCCTCGGATTTCAGCCTCTCGACCTCCTTGGAGAAGTCGCCCCTCTTGTAGCCCTCCGGCTGGCGGTTGCCGCTCCTCGGAGCCGGGCCGTCCCCGTAGAACCTCTTGTAGGTCTCGTCGTAGGAGGCCACGCACCTGTCAACAAGCGTGTCGGCGGTGTCGGTCTCCGCGATCTGGAGGTCCTTCAGGATAAGGTCGAGAACCGGCTCGCAGTCCGAGCCCTTGTCTTTCAGCCTCTTCCTGAGTTCCGCGGTTATCCCGCCGTTGCGTTCCCTCGCCATCACCTTCGTGTAGTTCTCCTCCAGCTTGTCGAAGCGCTCCTTGAGTTCCTTGAACGCGGCGTCGTCTTTATCGGAGCCCTCCCCAGGTTTCGGGTCGGTCTTTCCGGATCCCGCCTCCTTCAGTTCGTCAAGGCTCCTCTGGAGCTCCGTGTTCCTCGCGCGGAGACTGTCCTGATCGCCCTGTATCGCCCTGACGAGCGCGGCCACATCGTCGCCCGCAACGGCGGCTTCGATGTCCTCCTCCTTGGTGACGGTTTTTTCCAGGAAAGCGGCAACCCCGTCGAAAGCCTTTTCCCCCAACCCGATGTTCTTGTACCTCGTTTTGAGGGCAGTGATGATCTTCTGTTTCATATTGACCCAAAATGATTTAACCTGCCGCAAAGGTGGGGCTCCGCCTGATATAAAGTGTGATAATTATTACACTTTATAACACGCCGCGGCGCACCTTTGCATGTGATGGGAGAAGGCGTTATAGACAAGGAGAGATACCTCGACCCCGTGTTCCTGAGGCACGGACGGAGGGTGTACACCTATGACCTCGTGGAGCGCATCCGGGAGGACAACCTCAGCCGCAAGAAGGACGGCAGGAGGATATTCAACATGTGCCCACAGGCCGGCTTCCAGGAGAAGGTGCTCACCACGCAGGCCGACATCAAGATAGTGGGCGGAAAGAGAGGCGGGGGAAAAGAGATGCCGCTTTATACACGCATAGTGACTCCGTATGGATACCGTACACTCGGAGACCTCGAGGTCGGAGACACTATAACCGACCCTTGCACAGGAGGGTTCGAGAAAGTAATCCAGATTTTCGAGCATCATTCGCATGAAGTGTTCGAACTGATTTTGGATGACGGAAGCACGACAAGATGTGGACACGATCATTTATGGAAGGTGAGGATGACCGGATATATCCACAAAGACAGGCATTATAACGGCAGGGGGCTGGATGCCGACTGGCGCATCTGGACTTTCGATATGATAAAAGCGTGGCTGGACAAGAAGCAGTCGGGTGCGTACGCCGGAAAGCATCTGGTGATTCCCGTCACTGAGCCGGTAAAGTTCACGTGCGCGGGGAATGCGATGAGGCGTAATGGCCTTGACCCTTATGTCCTTGGAGCCATAATAGGAGACGGATGCATCACGGAGAGCGCCCGCCGCTCGCACACGGCCTTTTTTTGCAGCGCAGATCCGGAGATAGTCGATCGTATAGCCAAGGCCGGAATAGACATGACGCACCCGCAAAGGAATCATCCCGAACCGCTTTTGAATTACTACATAAAGGACCAGCGGCTCGAAGAGATAATATCCGAATGTGGCTTGGCAGGATGTGATTCCTCCAGTAAGTTCATTCCGCGCAGATACAAATTCGCCACCGTGGAAGAGCGGTGGGCTCTCCTTCAAGGGCTGATGGATACCGATGGATATGTTAGCGAAACAGGAAGATGTTCCTATGCGACTGTGAGCCGCAGGCTTTCCGAAGACGTGAAATTCCTTGTGGAATCCCTCGGTGGAATCGCAAAAATAAGGGTCAAGCATTCCGGCTACAAAAAAAACGGGGTGTACATACCTTGCAAGGACTGCTACGACATTCACATCAAGATGCCGCACAGCGAACGGATGTTCCATTTGGAAAGGAAAAGGAAACGCTGCACCGAGTTCAACCATGGGGTGTCGCAGATAACGAGAAGAATTGTCGGCTACAGATATGTGGGCAGGGAGGACACGAGGTGCATAACCGTGGACAGTCCGAACAGACTGTATCTATGTGACGACTTCATAGTCACCCACAACACCTACGTCGGTCTATACGAGTTCCTTCCGTACATCTTCAACCCCGACGTGAACGGCTACGGATTCCGAAAGTATGAGGACGACATAGCCCGAGGCATCTGGAAGTCCTCGAAGCTGGTCTACCGATGGCTCGGAAGCCCCGCAGACACCAGCTTCGAGTGGAAGTTCCTGAACGGGCGCGGGGCCACGATGAAGATGGAGCACCTCCAGGACCCGAAGAAGATAGCCGACCGGTTCAGGGGCGTGGAGATGGCGTTCGTGCTGATAGAGGAGCTGGCCGAGCACACAAGGGACGACCTTGACGTTATATTCGACCTTCTCGCCTCGAACCGAACCACGTCCGGCGTCAGACCCAAGTTCATCTGCACCTGCAACCCGGTCGGCAAGTCCAACAAGCTAAGGCTTCTCCTCGACTGGTGGATAGACCCCGACACGAACAGGGCGATTCCGGAGAGGGACGGGAAGGTCAGGTACTTCTACCGCTACGGCAAGGACGTGAGCGAGATGGTCTGGGGCGACACCCCCGAGGAGGTCTACAACAACGCCACCGTCCACTCCAAGATAGACAATCTCTGCATAAGCACCGGCTCGTCCTACAAGGACTTCATCACCTCCATCACGTTCATCAACGGAGAGTTCAAGGACAACAAGATACTCCAGATAAGCGACCCGAAGTATATGTCCCGAATATCCGCCAAGGGAGGCGAGGGAGTGGTCAACGACATCGAGGGCATCTGGCAGGACATGGACTCGGGGACCTCGATGCTGTCAGCCGAGGACATGTCCCTCCTCTTCGACAACACCGAGCGCAGGGACGGATTCATGCGCGCCTCGGCCGACGTGGCGCTCACGGGAGACTTCTTCGTCATCTTCGCCTTCGACGGCCATCACATAGCCGACATGGAGGCGTGGAGGGGCGTGCCCACGGACGCGGTGGAGACGTTCGTCAGCAAGTTCCTCGAAAGGAACGGCGTCAGGCAGGAGAACTTCACCTACGACTCCAACGGACTCGGCCTGTGGCTGAAGGACGCGTTCCCCGCAGCCGTGCCGTTCAACAACAAGTCCCAGTCGAGCAACACCCTCCTGTGGAACAACCTCAAGAGCGAGTGCGCCGAGAAGTTCGTCAAGGACGTGAAGTCGGGGCTGTTCTCGATAGACTCCCGCATACTTCAAAGACGGTTCACGGACTCGAAGGGCAGGTCGTTCACGGTCGCGGACAGGCTCGTGGAGGAGAGGCGCGCCATAAGGCGCAAGGACAGCGACGGAGGGCGCTTCGAGATAATATCCAAGCCCCAGATGAAGGCGGAGATAGGACACTCCCCGGACTTCATCGAGGCGCTGTTCATGGTCGAGCACCTATACGCCATCAAGAAGAGATGCGTGCGCACGGGGTTCGAGAACTGGTAGTCAAACCTAACAATCAAAGAATATGAAGATTCCGAGAATAGACACGATGAGGCCGGAGGATGTCCTCGTCAAGGAGGCTTTCAAGAGGACGCTCCCTTCGGACAGGCTCACGCCCGGAGGCGGCACCTACCGCACGGGGAACGGCGGCGCGATCGACTCGCCGTCTACCGACCCGCTCAGGTTCGAGCTGCTCACGCAGTCCGACTTCCTCAGGGAGTACGACGTGAACTCCCACAGGATAAACTCCATGAAGTACTACCCGAACCCGTTCTCCAAGGACGAGAGCGGGCGGTACAGGCAGAAGATCAAGACGAGGATAGCGATAGCCTTTCAGGAGCGCATCTTCACCAAGAGGCTCACCACGCTCATAGGCAACAGCGTGAACTTCCGCATCGCCAACTCCGAGGCCACCCCGGATGACCAGAGGACACTCGCCGCTTTCCGGGAGGGCTGGCAGATGAGGAACATGGAGAACGCCATCTACGAGGCGCTGGCGGCGGACGGCAAGACCGGGGACTGCGCCCTCGCCTTCTGGCTCAGCGGCGGAAGGATGGGATGGCGCTCGTTCTCGTTCGAGAAGGGCGACACCCTCTATCCGCACTACGACCCGATGACTGGGCGGCTGTCCCTCTTCGGCAGGAGGTACAGGGCGCAGGACGGGGAAGGCGAGAGGCTCACGGAGTTCCTTGACGTGTGGGACGACACCCGCTACTGCCGCTACCGGATGGACAAGGACGGGAGGAAGACCGCGGCGTGGGTCGTTGACCAGGAGCCGATACCGCACAACTACGGGCGCGTGCCGATAGCCTACGACCGATACGGGGCGCCGTTCTGGGCGAACTCCCAGAGCCTGATCGAGGCCTACGAGGCCGCCATCAGCCAGCTCGCGGAGAACAACGCAGCCTACGCCCTCCGCATCCTCTACTCGTTCGGCGAGACCATGAACATGCACGCCACCCTCGACGGAACCCCGACAAGGATAGACTCGCCAAGCCCGGACGCCAAGATAGGCTATCTGGAGCCGGCGGACGCGTCCAGCTCGTTCAACCTCCAGCTCAACGCCCTGGAGAAGAACATCATGAAGTCCTCCTTCGCCGTGGAGACGCCGGAGATCAAGTCGGGAGCGGACATGTCATCGCTGACGGTCAAGATGCTCTTCGCGGACTCCTACCAGAAGGCGTTGCTGGACGCGCAGCACTTCCAGCCGTTCCTCGACGACGTGGTGGAGCTCTTCCAGCACGGGTACGGGGTCGAGTCAGGAAGGGTCAGCAAGTTCTCGGCGTTCAGGGTCAAGGCAGAGATCTTCCCGTACATCTTCATGTCGGAGACAGAGCAGGTCAGCAACATACTCCAGCTGAGGTCCGCGGGCGCGCTGTCAAGGCAGACCGCCTCCGAGCTCGGCTATGAGCTGGGCTTCGGCGTGAACTCCGAGTACCAGAGGGTACTCGGCGAGGAGCATGACGCGCTCACGGGCGCCGCTTCCGTGTCCGGCAACACTGTCAACGACTTCCGCAACAGACAGGCAGAATGACAAGGGAGAGTCCGGCAAAGGATATGGAGAAGGTCAGGGGAGACGTCGAGCGCAGGGTGTGGGACGCGTCCAAGGCCATACTCGCCCTCGCCGAAACGTACAGATACCTCGGGAGGACTTTCACCTTCTCGTTCAACGACAGCCTCGACGCGCAGGTCAACAGCATCCTTCTCGAACTGTCTGACGACCTCATGGCGGACAACAACGCGAGGGTGATGCAGACCATATCCGACGCGGAGGCCGACCTCGGGGAGGTGGAGGAATACGTTGACAGGGAGCAGGGGGGCAAGGACAGGACGGAGCGTTACGACTGGTGGTGTTCCAGACTGAGAGACTCGCTGGAGTCATGGGCGAGAGCCGGGTTCGCGTGCGGGCTTGCCGCCTCCGCGATACTCTCCCAGATGAGGACGCACTCCGCCAGCCCGTCAGTGTCGGGGCTGTGGGCGCGATCGGGGATCCAGCCTCCGCAGGGGTTCGGGCAAGGCCTCTCGTCCGACATCATAGGCGGACTCACGCTCACTGGGCAGAACTCAATAAACGAGGCGTTCCAGTACGCCGCGCTGCTTGAGCTGAGGGGGAGGGACGATGTCTCCGGCTACCGTGTCGTCAGGGACTCGTCGTTCGACTGCGGACACTGCGACGACCTCTGTGTCGGCATACACCCGCTCACCGAGATATGCCTCCCCGCCCATCCGAGGTGCATGTGCCGCATCGTCCCCGTGACAAGGGGCGATAAACAGGAATAAAGCCCTCTGACGCAAGAACCGAGGGCGGGACTAACAACCGCGCGCCCAAGGACAGAAACGCCGCCAAAGCCCAAGGAAACGGCCAAGGGCGGCAAACGAAAAGCCCCGTCCGCGTATCACAGCGAAGACGGGGATAAAAAATATCCAATGGTATGAAAAGAACCTCTTTTTTTTGACTACCAGTCAACCGAGACCGTCCAGAGGAGCCAGCCGAACGCCACGCACCGTCCCGGGAGCAGTATGTCGATATAGGGGAGGAGACTCACCGTCCCAGGCATCCTGCCGAGTCTCACCCTCATAGCCCCTCCTCCGTTTTCTCCGCCGCCTTGGCGAACTCCCCGCGGGCCGCCTCGTCAAGCATCGCCTCCGAGAGCTCCTTGTCCTGCTCCCTGTCAGTCAGACCCGGCTTCACCCCGTACATCTCCGGATGCCGCCCGGCGCACTCCGCGCAGAGCCTGTTGACACCCTTCAGGAACTCCATGTCGGGAACCACGCTCAGGAAGTTCCACGTCACGGCTATGATCCCCTTGACCCCGTCAGCACCGTCCTTGATCATGGATTCCAGCAGCATCCCCTTCGGGAGCGACTTGGACACGGAGAAGAACACGCTCCCCGATATGTCCCTCACCTGGATCATGCCGTCCTTGTCTTTGAGGACGAAACTCCCGACCCTCGTCTCGCCGGCCTGAAGCCGGACCTCGCCTCTACTTACCTTCATCGCTATCGTTTTTGTAAAGAATATACACAACCTCCGCTCCCCTCAGCCTGCACACCCCGAGGGAGGCCATCTCCCTCGTGATGTCCGTCTTGGTGACGCTGCCCCGCAGCTCGTGGAAGATGTGGCTTTGGGCCACCCTCAGAGGATGCTGCCCCGAATGCCTCGGCTCCGGATAGAGGCCGTTCCTCTCCAGCCACCTGCTCACAGGGCTCGCCGCCGCCCTCGCCTTGCGCTTTATCACCTCAAGATCCTTCTCCATCAGCTCGCACGGGGTGAACGCGCCCCCGTTGGCCGAGAGCCGCCTCGCCCCCTCGTGGATCCACCCGAACACGCCCGGGAGCTCGCTCGCGGCTATCCTCGCCGCCAGCCCCCTGTCCTGCCTGTCGGGGGGGATGGTCACGCCGAAGCGGAACACCAGGAGCCGCCGGAAGAACGCGTCCGTCACGTCCCTGAACGCCGGCATCTCGTTCAGCGCGAACACCAGGGGGGGGCATTTCACCACAACGTTCCCCTCGTACAGCTTCCACCCCTGCACCTCCTGCGAGGACGCCAGGGCCTTCAGCGCCGAGTCGAAGGACGCGCCCTTGCGCACGTCGGGGGCGAAGTTCACCACCTTGCCCCTCAGCGTCACGGCCTGCTTCGGGTCGGCCAGCTGGTCGGGAGACAGGAACCCGACCTTGTCGAGACCCATCACCGCCTTCACCACGTCGAACACCACGCTCTTCCCGTTGGCGCCGCCGCCCACGAATATGGCCATCTTCTCCACGCTCACCGCCCGCCTGTCTATCAGGCACAGCCCGAAGAACTCCTGGAGGCAGGCCCGCTCCGCCTCGTCCGGCACCACCTCGGAGAGGAACGACATCCACTCCGGAGCGTCCGGCCTCCCGTCGCCGAGGGCGTAGCCCATGCGCCACGTCACCGGCAGCGAGGGCGAGTGCGGCGACCGCCTCCCCGTCCGCAGGTTCAGCACGCAGTCGTCGAACCGCACGAGCATCGGGTCGGACTCCACCGCCATGTCCCACAGCACCGACAGCGGCATGTCCGCCATCTTGCGCACGTCGGAGGCCCCGACACCGAGGGAATACAGCACATTCGCCAGCGTCATCATCAGCGCGTCCTTGCGTATCGGGACGTAGCCGCCGTCCTCGTAGTGCGAGAGCTCCCCGTCCACGTACCGCAGGCCCGAGTCCGCCACGCAGCCACGAACCTCGGCGCACAGCGCGTCCACCCTCTGCGTGGAGGACTGCACGTGGCCCAGCGTGTCGAACGCAGCCCTCCTCCTCCCGAGAAGAGAGGACAGCTCGGCCCTCAGGGCGGGGCACACCGGCGACACCTTACTCCCCATCACACACATCCTCCCCCGATGTCTCCACGTACCACACGAACCTCCTGTCCGCCCGGTCGAACGCCGAGCACTTCACGCAGTCGCAGTTCCTGTACCTGCGGGAGAAGTCGCACCCCGAGCAGCAGTCCCTGTGGTCGACGCCCTCCGGCACCGCCACACACACGTACTCGACACCGCACACCGTCACCGTCTCCCCGATCCCGCACTCGACACTCGGATACCTACGCTTCGGGGAAGCGCCCTCCCTCAGCGACCTCGCGGCAGACAGCACCTCCGACACACCACGCAACTCTTCCTCGGTGAAGGACCCCCTCTCAGGATGAAGCCTCGACAATATCTTATGCTCGATACTCATACAACGCAAATATCCCACTTTTTTCGCTATCACGGTCACGTTTCGATTATTCCCCTATTCACGGAGAAAACACCGCAACGCAATAAGAAACAGCTTCTTACGCCTTCCGAACCGATATGGTAACACCAAAAATCGAAAGCAAATCACCGCTCATTATCAATAAGTTAAAACGTTATACGTTAGTTTCGTTAGCAAAAATCAACAAACTCTTTCTATAATATCTTATTCTCCTCTCATCAACATGAAAAAAGGTAACGAAAGTAACGTAAAAGAATGTAACATCCTTGTAATCAAAATATTAAAAAGAGCCTCGGAAAAGGATTTTTTCACCCCCATTTTCCCTATAGGCCTATTCTCATATCGTTTTTCGATAATTACAGCAAAACGCAAAAAAAAAAAATAAAAAAATATAGAGGGACAGGGTGGGGCGCTTCGCGCCCGGGTCACCCCCCCCAGGGGCTTCCGTGTCTGGAAATTTCCGCAGTATCCGCAAAAATAGTTACACACCCTATAAGGTGCGTAACACTTTTTATAACCAGTTATAAATCAATGTATTACAAAGAACGTATAAACTTTATGTGTTACGTTTAATGTGTTGATAATCAATAAGTTAAACATTTGTTTATATTCCTGAATATCAATCATTTTCTAATTCCGCCTTTTCCTTGCGATATAAAACGCAATCCTGGCACTGCAACGGCATATAAAAGCGTTGTATTTCGCCATTCTTGCCGTTCTCAGACTCTTTCATCCTCTGAAGGTCTGATAGCATCTTCAGCACGTCGAGCCTCGTTTTACCGTCCTTTATCCGGTTGGCCTCGGCATTTAAGAAATTAAGAAATTGTTCCCGATCTCTAAAATCAACCTCCAGCCCTGGCAAGATCTGTAAATTATCACCTCCTTCATAATCGTTGCCGCATTGCTCGGATCCTGGCAACTGCGTTCGCGCTCCTCCATTGCCGTTGCTACTGTCGCTTTCTTGGATCTTTTCCCAAATATCAGTAATTTCGTCCTTTGATTTATTCCGCAAAAAATCCGTTATCGCTTTATTTTCGCGCTCCCTGAAAATTTTATCGATTCTCTCGCTTTCGGCCTGGTGGAATTTTTTCACGGCGTTACGCGATTTCCAGGACACCGATTGCGCCGAACCTCTTGACGAGATTTGAATTTTCGTTGCGCCATTTCGCGACAGAAGAAAAATTTTATCCCAGTCCTCCGCCGTTTGGTCGCGTCCGTTAAATATTGCCGCCGTTATGATCGCTTTCTCGCGTTCTGTAATCTCTCGCTCTCTGCCTAATGCTGCCATGTTTTTGCTGTTGTTTTTTTACAATTACAAAGATACGAAGATCTGGAGGATCTGGAGGATTTGGAGGATTTGGAGGATTTAAAAAATATTGTAAATAATTGAAAATAATTTCGTTAGTTCTTGTTTGTTCCAAAAAAAAGTCGTATATTTGTAACGTTAAAGGAAAGGGAGATGACAAGGGAAAGCCCCGGGCCTGCATCTCTCGACGTTGAACCCGGGGCAACAAAAAATTTATTGTATGGCAAAGGTAGTAAATAATTCGACGATCTGCAAGGCCACTATATTCGTAGGCCTGAACGACAAGGAAAGCAAGCTTCAGGAGATCTCGACACTGGACGCGGCGAAGTTCATCCAGCGCGAGATCGTGAAGGAGTTCGAGGGCGGCACGATCAGCGAGGCCACCGGCATTTACAGGCACCAGGACGGCACGGGCTTCGTTGTGGAAAACATCCTCAAAATCGAGGTCCTTTTCTTTGGGGCTTCCAAGGATCAAGCCCGCGAGGCCGTTCTCCCGTTCATAAACAGGGTAAAAGATTTCCTAAATCAGGAAACGGTGGCCCTCCAGCTTGAGGAGATAGAGAGCGAACTGATCTAAGTGTAACCGGGCCGCTTCCGGGCGGCCCCTCAATCAAGTGAACGATATGGAAAAGAAATATATAATCGGTATTTGGTGCGGTTGCGGCTACCTCCTTGACACGTTCGCGGTTTCGGCCTCCTGCGAGGAGGAAGCCCTGGAGATCCTTCTGTCGAAGTTGGAGAAAGACAACCGGACAGATTTATATTTGACCGACAAGGAGTTGGGCGACGACTTTGACGAGGAAACGGATGAAAGCTATATTTACATAGATCCTACAATGAGCGACCCGAACGCTTTCCCGGCTTACATCCGGGCGGAGAATCTTAAGATTGTGGCGGCCTGATGAATTTCGCCGCCCTCTCAGAGAGAGCAAGGAGGGCGGCTGTATTAATTAACCAAAATAGTACGCAAATGTTACGGAAAAGACACATAAAGACGCTATCAGAGATTGAAAGCGATGAGACTCGCCAATATATGATATTTGAGCGCAAGCCGGGCAACCGCCTGTATAAGTTTATAGGCGGTAACATGATGACAGGCCACGAGGCTATGAACTTTTTTTGTATTTCAGCCTACAACGTGGAACGGGCCGCGGCTGACTACCAGGACGCCGGGGTCGAATTTGACGGCGGCAAGGCCTACCAGATCAGGAAGGCGGGGCGCGGCGTTGTGGTCGAATATCGCCACAAATAAATAAATGAGACAGTAACAAACTAAAACGGATAAGGAAATGATACAGATTGTAAACTACAGCGACAGGGCGATAGCCCTGACGGGTAACACGAAAGAGTATAAGGACGAATTAAAGGCCGCGGGCGGCAGCTTCAACGCGCGCCTGACCTGTGGGGCGGGCTGGATATTCTCCAAGAGGAGGGAGGCCGAACTGGTCGCGCTTGTGGCGCGGCTGAACGGCCTGGACGGCACGGACGGCACGGACGGCGGGAAGGCCGGAGAACAAACCGGCAAAGCCCCGGAGGGGGCCGCCGTGTACGTAGGCACATACGCCAAGTATAACGCCGGCAGCCTGGCCGGAAAGTGGATGAGGCTGAACGACTACAAGGACAAGGCGGATTTCATAAAAGCCTGTAACGAGTTGCACAAGGACGAGGAGGAGCCTGAATTGATGTTCCAGGACTGGCAGAACGTGCCAAGCTGGATGATCACCGAGTCTTCAATAGACGGGGAGATCTGGGGCTACAAGGAGCCGGAGGAGCCGAGGATGAGGCAGACAAAGGCCGAGGTCGAGGCTATTTTAAGGGCGAACAATATAGATTACCCGACCGCGAAGGACGTGGCGGCGGTGGTCGAGGCCGGGGGGCGGCTCTTCATCTTCAGGAAGCAGGAGATCAAAACAAAATTCTGCCACCCTGACGAGCCGGACGACGAGGTGGCGGCGTGGTGGAAGGTCTGCAAGACCTGGGAGTATTTCCGCCGCGAGAATATGGAGGCGTTCGAGAACGAGTTCCGCGCGTCCGATCTGGTGGAGGGCGCGGAGTCCCTGACCGTTTACCGGGCGTATGACGGCGAGAATCGCTGGTGGTGGACCGACAGGCCGGAGAACCTCTGGAAAGGCACGGAGAACGCACCTATGGACGCGGAGACGCGCCGCAAGCTGCTGGAGGCCTACAAGGAGGAGCGGGCGGCCTTTGACAAGAGGCTGGCGGCCTGGTGGAAACGCTACGGGGCGGACCGTTTACACTGCTGGACGTACTGGCGGGACGCATAGGCCGCCCGCCCTTGCAGTAGATCGTAATTCATTATCAACCATAAATTAAAAATCATCATTATGTTTGCAGTAAAATTTGAGAGGGACGGGCAGAACATCAAGAGGTATTACAACCATGAGGTATTCACAGACTCAAGGCACGAGACGAGGGAGGAGGCCGAGAAGGTAGTCCGGGGCTATTACCGGGACTTCGTGAACGACGGCCCCGACGGGCGCACACGGATAGAGGGGACGGACACCGATTTCACGGTGATCACGGACAACCCCGCCGCGAGGATAACGGGGACCCTCCATTTTTACATCGAGGAGGACGACTGATCCAGACCCCACAGCCCCGGCCGGAGGACGGGAACGGCGGGCGACACGCCGCCGGGGCTCCAATTCTCATGTTTAATTTAAAGCCCGGTTCCGCTACGGTAAAAAAAAAGCGGAAATTTTATGAATACTTACGAGAAATTCGACAACTACAGTTTTGACAACGGCAAGGCTTTTGAAATTGTTGAAACCACCTCCAGCCTGTCCGGTTACCCTGAAAATCTGAGATGGGCCTTGACAGGCTTCGCCGAGTGGGACGAGGCCGAGGAGGCAGCGAAGGCGTTGGACGGCGAGATCATCAGCCTCCGCCGCCGCGACGGTCAGCAGCTCTGGACACGTGACGGGCGGGTTTTCGAGCCGTACACTCGCGTGTCGGAGAGCGATGACGAGGAGATCTGGCCGGGCGGCGAGCAATCCGCCCGCGAGTACTGGGACGGCGAGAGCGTCGCCCTGGCAGATGCCCTCCAGCGCGGAGAACTTGACGCGGAGGGTTTGGCGGCTTGGTCCGGCAAGATCAGCAAGGCCAGCGAGGAGATAGCCGACGCGGACGAGGAGCGGGGAGTGATAACCCGGCGTGGCGAGTTCGTGGAGGTCATCGACCTTCGGCCAATGTCCTACCACGACAGGGATGTGACGGCCTACCAGATAGCCGTAATCATAAAGAACCGTTAACTATGTGGATAGCCGACATATTGGTGGCCCTTCTGGGCCTTTACGGGGTCTTCGGCATCGCCTCCGGGATCTGGGGCATAAAACAACAGAAAAAGGATAATTAACAATAAAAGCTGAGCTACCGGCGTGACGGGCGAATGATTATGAAAACAAGATATGTTGAGTGTAAGTATCGCTATCAAGCTGAGAAGGAATGCCCTTGGGCAAGCAAGATCGCCAAGTGCGGAGACGGCTACATGTGCTTCGAATCATGGACCGATTATGAAATTTGGAAAAATCAGAAATAAATATGGAGGTTGAATTTAGCATAAGCCGCGCTATCAGCGACGGAAACCACCCACTTCGCAAGTGGGACGGTGAGGAATTAGAACAAATCGCCCCCGATTTGCTCCGTAGAGACGAGTTGTCCCGAATAGCCTTTGAATATTTCGACGACAAATATTGTGGCGAAGAATGGCTGGATCAGAAGACATCTTTCGACATCTTAAAAGATAAACACGGTGATTACTTTTGTTTTGCGGCAACTGATCGCGGTGTAGCTTATTATGAGCAGATAGATAAATTACGTATCATTTATGACGACTACGATGTAAGATTTTGCGAAGACGAGTCTTACTTCTACATAGATTTTTTGGACGGCGGCGGCGAGTACAGCAAGGAAGAATATACGCTTGCGGAAGCTATCGCGGCTGCTGCGGCGGAATATTAACATTGTTAAAAAATGAAAGCTATACTTACAAATCTCCTCACGCAGGAGACCATCGAGGTGGAGTCCACTACGGAGCATCCTGCCAGCTCGTACGGGATGGCGGTCTGGGTGGACAAGGACGGCCAGGCCTACGGGCAGTGCAACCTGCCGATTTTAGGTTATGATATTAAAATGATGGACGATGACGAATGACAGGTATATAGTTTCACGTGTGCCGGGCGTCGATGACGCCTGGCACTGCCACGACAGCGCGACTGGCGTGTCGGTGACCTGGACAGAGGCAAGGTTTAACGACACTCAGAGCGTGGCGTGGCCTGATGACCTTGTCGGCTCGCTCGAAAGCCCGGCGCAGTTGGCGCGTGTGATGAGGTTAATGGCGGATTGGCTTTTTGAAAATCACGGGGAGTTGTTATGACTTACGATCTTTTTGATTGCGTGCGGAGGCACGCCGGCACCAAGGCGGCGGGCATCCTGCGATATATGGACGCCGTCCACATATCTGACTGGTCAGACCTGACAAGGGCCCGGCTGAGCGACTTCCGGGAGGCCGCCGAGCGGGATGTATGCGCGAGCACCGCCCGCGGCTACCTGACTCAGATACGGGGGATAATCACCCGATACCGGGATGAGGAGGGCGTGAACGTCCCTATCAGCCAGGAGGCGATGAAAGAGATCTGGAAGCGCGTCAGACCAGACGACACGGTTAAGATAGCCCTGACGCGCAAGGAACTGGACGCGGTGGAGGAGGTCAGGGTGCGGACTTTGGACACGGAGATAGCCCGGCGTATATTTGTTGTTGGGGCGTACACAGGGATGAGGCTTTCCGACATCCTCGGCGTGAGCCTCGGCAACATACGCGGCGACTCGCTCACCTACGTGTCCCGGAAGACCGGCACGGCGGCCACGGTGCCGCTGCGCCCAGCCGTGCGGGAGCATATCGCCTGGCTCCAGGAGCGGGAGGAGGAGGCGCGGGGCCTCAGCCGAACGACCCTGAACCGATCCATCAAGGCGGTGGCGGCGAGGGCGGGGCTGAACGACCTTGTCACCGTGACGCGCGGAGGGGTGACCAAGGAGGGCGAGAAGTGGCAGTTCGTGACTATGCACACCGCCCGGGTGACATTCTGCACGAACATGGCCAGGCTCGGGGTGTCGGTCTTTGACATCGCCAGGATGGCGGGCCACCACGGGATAAAGCAGACGCTGAAATATATCGTCGATTCGGAGCCGGAGCTGACGGCGCGTCAGCTGGCCTATTTCCGTGATTAGGCCGAACGACCTGAACGACCCGGACGAGGCGGCGGCGGGTCTTCCGGCTGAATGGCCAAGGCTGGGCGAACGACCTGACGGCGGGTCTTGTAATCTCTTGCCACTCGGTGCCAAGGATAGGGTAAAAAAAACGGGGAAAAATCGAATTTTCTTGCCACCTTTCTTGCCACTTTTGTTTAAGTCGCTGAATGTCAAAGGGGATAAAAGCCCGGCTTTGGGCACTGTTTTATCAAAAATCAAAGTGTTGATAATCAAGGTTT